AATAATTCGGTGATTACCAACTTTTAAAGATACTTTCTTATCCCGAACTCACGTAATTTTTATAAACGAACAAACATTTATAAAAAGAAAAAAGAGAAAATCAACGATATTTACACCGTTTGATTTTCTCTTTTTTTCCGTGATTCCGCTGCGATTCGAACGCAGGACCCACGCCTTAGAAGGATTTATCCAAAAAGATGGCTATCTTATTGCATATCAAGTTAATATTTATATTTTTGCTTTTGGAAAGGATACTCATTGGAACATTTTTTCTACTTGAAGGCCTTCCCTATCCTGTTACCGGATACCCAGCCGTCGCCGAATTGGCAGTTCTTGATGTCTACAATATAGACTCCCTTTATCTCCAGTCCTTTACCTTGTGCTTCTTCTAAGTATGTACGTGCATAAGCATCAAAGTTAGCTCCCGGATAAGCATCTACAGCAAGGATGAGAAAGTTCGCATCTGTCAGTTCACCTTTGTAGATTCCTATTTCAGCATCCACCAGACTTTGGACGTAGCTGTCTGCTTTGTCTTTCTGTTCCTGCGATGGTTTATTGCTTCCGCAACTTGTAAGTGATAAGAATAGTGCAAATAGTAGCGTCTTATTCATGGCTATTCCTCCATTTTCCCATTTCTGAATGCCATAACCCACCAGTCTCCTCCTTTATCTACGGCACCTCTTGATGCAGTACTTTCCGAGTAAAGATTATAAGCGTTTCCGTTAAGGCTGTTTTCTGTTGCACTCCACCAATAGTTGTGCTTCCCCAAAGGTGTGTTTATATATGATTGCCCTTGTGCGTAGGCTCTCATTTCATCTAATGACGGCAGATGCCATTCCATGTTATTCTCCGGGTCGTGATTCATTTCGATACAATATGCGAAAGCAGGATAATTCTTATAAGAATCCTGACCATTTGTTGTTTTTTCGAGGTCGTATATTGCTTGGGTTATTTCTTTCCCAGACAATCCAGACTCGCATAACGCTTTATGTCTATACATTGCATTAGACACTGCCCACTGAAGACGTTCTGGGCTTATTGGCTTTCTTGCTTGTGAAACACAGATACTTCCAATTCTTACATCGTTAATAGATATAAGAATCGTATCAAACCTGTGTCCTACTTCTATATCTTGATTTTCTAAAGCTGTAAATGTAATTTTGTTTCCGTTTAATTTTAACTTTGAAATCCAATAGGAATCATCTTTAACTGTTAATATTGCTCCTTCTTTTTCAATATCCCTTGTCAGCTCTATTTCTTGGTCTGAATTATGGTAATTTAGACTTATATTATCTAATTGTGGCAATGGCTTGATTTGTTCCGTTGTTAAATTACCATCTTCTTTTGAGCACGAAGCAAGACAAATGGTTAAAGCAAATAAAGGTAAAAATGTTTTCTTCATAACATTATTGGATTAGTTTATGTAATTTAATCTCGTTATTTCATTGTGTTCATTCTAATACTCAATTTTACTAAGGCCATAGCTCTCACAGAAAACAATGGAAAATCTTTTGGTTGATGGTTTTGATTGTAACTTACCAGTTTTATCCAGTCTTCACCTTTTTCTGAATGCTGGACGTATTTTACAGTTAAGTATTCATCTCCATCCAGATCTATTGACACAAGGTACATTTCTCCAAAGAAAATATGACTCATTTCTAAAGGTACCTCCTTATATGCTACGATGTCACCAGATTTAAGTAATGGATACATGGAATCTCCTTTGACATAAACAGCTCCATCGCATTTAGGGATATTTGGAATATTGATTTGTCCAAGGATATTCTGGTCTTTGTTATCGAAGAGGGATTTCAAGTTAGCAGCAGCTTCAACATCATAAAGGGTTATCAATCCATCTTCCTCTGTTTTTTCTATGCTCTTTGGGTGAAATATTTGAGTAACTTCCGGTTGATGGCGCAGAGGAGTACCACGGCCAGTTAAAATATAATCCGGATTAATATCTTCTCTTGCAGAACATACCGCAGATAATAAATCAGATGGGAGAGTTTTTTCTTTTCCACCTTTGGTCTTTCCTTCTTTCAATTGTGAAAGTTTAGACTGAGCAGATTTAACTCCGTATCTCTTTTCAATTTCGTATGAAGAAATTCCTGCTTTCTCAATACTTTCAAAAAATCTTTCAATAATTCCCATAATTTTAAAGCTTGCATTTGATACTTTAAAATTATAAAGTATCTTTGTACCGTAACAAGTACGAGGTGTTACAGGAACAATTGGTTAAACATTCCTCCGAGGAGGTTTAATATATGCACCCATGATAGCTCGTACCTATTGTGGGTGTTTTAATATGGCTATGAATATAAAAACAAGATGAAAACATTTCACATTATATTATGTATAGTTGACTTGATTGTATTTGTCGGTTTTTTGATAGCTCCAGAAGTCTGGACGGATATATTTTTTGTGCTTTTTATATTCACTGCGATTATGCTTATAGCATTGGGCATCTTCCTGCTGTCTATGCCAGATGATAAAGAAGATTTCGACTTATCTGATACGCTCACATGCCATCATCCTTTTGTACAGTGGTTACGAAGGCATCACGGAGTAGATTAAACCTTTGCTTCCATATCATCAAGTATTTCCTTAATTTTTAAATTCATATCTATGCTTGCTCTGTTAATATTTATAGTGTTGGTTGGCGCCCCACTTGCATGGTTTATTATTATTTTCGAGGATGGGTTTGACCAAAATGACCATTTGCCTTTTTGTTAATCATTTTTATGCTTTTCCTTCTCTACTGAAAGCCGGTTAAATATAAATGATGCTCTTTTATCCGGTATATTTAACAGCCCGTCTAATATTGCATTCAAATTATCGTTTACAATAGGACTGTTGATGATTTGTTCTTTGTATTTAAGCAGTTCCAATGCTTGAAGCAAAGATTCTGACAACAGTTTCTCGTCACTCAAAACATTCCCCTCTATTGCAGCCATACAGAATGCACAGAAAGCATCTCCGTATTGATTGTTCGCTATACATATATTGCCAGCGGTGTACTTTTGTATAGCAATGGTATATCTTTCAAGCCGTTTCTTTAAAACTAAGTTTTCGTTTTGAAATTCATTTTTTGCTTGCTTTATTGAGTCGTCTATCTTCCTGTCTATGGATATAATAGTGTATATCTGAACTCCTAAAAGAACTGTCACACCAATAGAGGTGGTAGTAATACTGATTTCCATAATTTCTTTGAATGAAACATCGCCTGTTATATTAGGATATAATGCAATTAGTATTGCCACTACACTTAAAAGAAGCGCAATACCACTCATCCATATAGCACAGCTTTTTCTCTTCATATAATAATGTATTAAGAAACCTGATAGTTAAATAATGTTACTTGCTTTATAATTCTAAAGCTATTTATTTGATACTTTAGAATTATAAAGTACATTTGCATATCGAAACTTAGATACGAAACAAATATAGTAAAAAACAACTAACCCTCACACGATTATGAGTACAAAAATCAAGAACCAATTAAAAGAAGTCATGCTGATGGCGTGGACTTTCGTAAAGAGAAACGGTTTCTCTATGAGTGAAGCAATGAAATGCGCCTGGGCAAACATGAAGCTGAAATCAGCTATGAAGCAAAAAATTGTCAAGTTCTACTTCAAAAAGGTAGACGGCAGCATCAGAGAGGCTTACGGCACACTGAAAGAAAATCTGATACCAGCCACATCAGGTGAAAGCAGAAAGAAGAATGACACCGTTCAGGTGTACTTCGATACTGAGAGACAAGAATACAGATGCTTCAAGAAAGCTAACCTTTTAAACATCGCATGACTATGACACGCCACGAAATCGAAGAAGAACTTGACGGGCTGTACAAAGACCTGAAATTCGCCTACAACGCAGATGAAGAGACTTTATGCAGGGCTTTCAATGCTGACAGCAAGCAAGAATACATCAAAGCACTTACTGAAGAGGTGGACAAATACGAAGCCCTTCTTGAAGAATACAACCTGCCTGAAGATGATGGCATGGACTACATCAACCTTCAGTTATCACAAGGCATGGCAGTGACGCACTGGTAACTCACCTACCCTGCTGACGGACTGAACGGCAACCGATAGCGAGAATCGGGCAGGGTTCTACTTGATTGGTTCTTTGACATGATGGAAATTTAGGCTTACCGTTAAGCCTGACGTGAAACGGACGACTGAGTAGCGATAACGGCTGTGTGAAAAGAGTATGAGTAAAGGGCTGCACTAAGCAAACGCAGCATACGAATCACACAGAAAACAAAAAGACACTTATACGATTGCAGGTGGCCGTAGGCCGGCTACAAAGACAATCTTCACTGATTAGACACCAGCAAGAACTATATATACCCGTGGCTTACCAGACCTTTGATAAGCAGTAAGGCAACCACCGGAACGCCCACGGGAACGAATTTTAAAACGCACGATTATGAAAATACTACTTTTTCTCTGTGCATTGTCCGTTCTGGTAATGCACTTCAATCAAGACCTGTCTGCTATGTACTGGATAGGATTTGTCGGGTTTATAATCACTGGTTTTTCAATCGCAAACAGACTGGACAATGAACGAGCTGCAAGAAACAATAAAAAGCATCTGTGATGAATTTGCGGACATCAGTGCCATTCTGGCGGCACGTTCGCGAGAACTGGACAGACGGGAGCTGTTCGACAAGGAGATAGAAACCGAAATCAATAACATTAAAAAGAATAGACATGAAAACAAATGAGGAATTACAGGGTATGACGCATGATGAACTCGTGGCATACACACAGAATCTGCAACGCGAATCAGAGGAATACAAAAAATCAATGTTGTATTATTCGGAAGAAAAGAAAAAGATTGAATCGAAGTTTGACAACTTCAAGAACATGGTCAAATCGTTAGTTGTCTTAGTCGATTAGTTTTTATGGGTTATAGAAAATGGGTAGATGCCGGGCTATGAAAGTCCGGCATTTTCATTGGCAGATAGTTCAGGCGGTAGAACACCATGTAAGGGTTAGCATGGAAGTCACGGGTTCAAGTCCCGTTCTGCCAGCAAACAATCAAATACTTAAACTATGGTTAGAGAAATTACAGTAGACGAAAACTACCAAACAGTACGTCTTTTTGACGAAATGAAGAAAGGGGACATCTACAAGGTTCCCTATGACAAGAAACGGCATACCGGAATAAAGCTGGAAGCATCACGCCGCAATCGTGACCTCCGCTTGATCGGGACTCTTAAAAACAAAATGGACGTGAAATACCGGGTATCAGCAACAGAGTATCCGGGTTTCTCGGCAATTATCTGCTTAAAATAAACGCTTATGGTAAACGAAGAAGTTTTAAAAATCGTCCTGAATGACAAGACCTTCGGGCGGGACCAGGCTGCGGATATTGTTGGTGGCCTGTCCCGTCTGGTTGACCTGATAGGGAAAGGTCTTATCAGGGCAGAGAAACGGACGAACAAGCAGAACGGAAAGTGGTTCTGCAATGCCTATGATGTGATTAAATACGCACAGTTGAAATATTGAAATACACGATTATGGAAGGACAACTTATTTATGGAAAGATGGCCAGCATTCTCAGAGAGACGAAGGCCATTACAAAATCCGAAAAGAACCAGCAGCAGGGCTTCAAGTTCAGGGGAATCGACAACGTGATGAATGAACTTCACGAACTGTTTGCCAAGAACGAAGTGTTCATCCTGCAAGAAGTACAGGGATTCACAACGGAAAACAGACCTACTAAATCCGGTGGCACCAATACATTTACAAGAGCGACGGTCAAGTTCAGGTATATAACTACAGACGGCAGTTGTGTCGAGACCGTGAATGTTGGTGAAGCGATGGATTCAGGGGACAAAGGTATGAATAAGGCAATGAGTGTCGCATTGAAATATTCCCTTTTGCAGATGTTTCTGATACCTACCGAAGACCCGAAAGACCCGGATGCCACAATACCTGAAGAAACGGACTATTTAGCGATGGCGATGCAGGAAATCAATTCCTCGCAGAGTATACAGACCTTATCCGGTGTATACAATACATATACCGCATTACATACGAACCAGCAGTTCATGACTGCCTTGTCGAACAAAAAGAAACAGTTGAAAGATGCAGCTAACTAAATCCAGAGTAATATTCGACCCGGAAGCGCACACCTACACCTTGGACGGTGTGCAGCTTCGTGGAATTACGGGGATGATTGAAAGCCAGTTGTTCCCGGATAAGTATTCCGGAATACCGGATTATGTGATGAAGAAGGCGGCAGACAGAGGACATTTCGTCCATGAAGTCTGTGAGCTTGTGGATGACCTCGGAGTTTCGCATGAAAGCGAAGAGGCGAAGAACTATCAGAACCTGAAGGAAATCTATGGACTAAATTATGAGGTAAGCGAATATCTTGTATCTGACAACGAGCATTTCGCATCCTGTATAGACAAGGTTTACCGGGAAAATGAAACGGATTTCTCGTTGGCCGATATAAAGACTACCTATAGGTTGGATAAGGAATATGTACGATGGCAACTGTCTATTTACGCATATCTGTTTGAAATGCAGAATCCCGGATGTAGGGTAGTAAGGTTGTTCGCTATCTGGCTGAGGGGGAACATTTCCGAACTTGTCGAGGTGGAACGTATTCCAGATGCAGTGGTTGCTTCTCTTATGGCGGCAGAGGTCGGCGGCATACAGTTCGTCAATCCGTATGTCGTACCATCGAGTAAAGAGGATCTTCCGGACAAATACCGTGAAATGGAGGATTCCATCATTGAGATAACCGAGCAGGCGAAATACTGGGCTGAACGGAAGAAGGAACTTACGGATGGTGTGATGAAGGAAATGGTCAAGGCAGGTGTCTATTCGTGGAAAGGTGAATCAATATCATTCATCAGAAAGAAGGATTCAATCAGAAAGACTTTCGACCGTGAGTCCTTTGAAAAGGATTATCCGGGTGTCTACGAAAGATACCTTGTCGATACACCTGTTAGTGGAAGTATAACATTAAAAGTATCATAAATGAGTAATCAGATAACCGGTCGGCTGATTGAAATAGGTCAGACCGTCCAGATACCTTCAAAGAACGGCGGAAATCCGTTTGTAAAACGTGAGTTTATTCTTGACGCTACAACTCACGACCCATATACAGGTGAGCGCAGTCAGTATGAGAACATCCTACCGCTTGAAGTTGCAGGTGACAAATGTGCCGAACTAGACCAGTTCAGAATCGGCGATGTAATCACGGTTTCATTCGCCCTTCAAGGTCGGGAATGGACGAATCAGGACGGACAGGTGAAACGGATGGTGTCTATCCGCTGCTATAAGTTGGAGGCCCGTCGGCCGGCATACCAGCCAGTGCAAGCTACAGTTCAGCAGCCATCTTATCAGCCAGCACCTGAGCCGCGGCCATTTCCACCGGCGGTAGATGCAAACGGAGAACCGAAAGATGATTTGCCTTTTTAGCCTATGAGTATATTCAATCTGAAAAATGAATACGACATACCCAAGTTCAAGGCTTATGTAAACAAACTGTTCCAGGAGCGTGCAGTTGTGGAAGTGAGAAAGAAGCTTCCTAACCGCACACTATCCCAGAACAGCTATTTGCATCTGCTTTTAGGGTATTTCGGTAGTGAGTACGGTTGCAGCCTTGACGAAGCAAAGATAGACTTCTACAAAAGGACTTGCAACCGTGATTTGTTTGAGAGAAAAACGGTCAACAAGAAAGGCAAGGAAGTAACCTATCTGCGAAGTTCTGCAGAACTGACAACAGGTGAAATGACTTTGAGCATTGACCGTTTCCGTAACTGGTCTGCGTCCGTGGCCGGCATCTATCTGCCTTCGGCCAACGAACAACAGATGCTAATTTTTGCACAACAAGAAATCGAACGTAATAAAGAGTTTATTTGACTATGGACAAATTTTTAGGACAAGACATCCCTGAACAGGAACGATGGCAGTTCCTTCAGGACAACGCCGATGCGGTAGAGAAAATCGGATATACTCACCGATTCACCCCCGAAGAACTGGCTCAGAAGAAAGAAACCTTGGCCGAGGTATCCATCACCATCAACGATGTCGAGATGGAAAAGAAAGAGACTATGGAGAGTTTCAAAGAACGCCTGAAGCCTTTGAATGAAGAAAAACAGGAACTTTTGGACCACATCAAAAGAGGTTCGGAGTTTGTCGAGAACGAAGAGTGTGCAAAATTCTTATACCATAAAGAAAAGATGGTAGGATTCTACAACAAGTTAGGTGAGCTGGTTTATAGCCGCCCAATCATGCCACAAGAAATGCAAAAGACAGTATTTAGTATTAACCGTAAAACAGGAACAGAATCATGAGCGAAAACAAAATCAATTTGGTAGTACCGAAAGAGTACAACGGTACACCCATCGAAGTAGTATTGAGAGAAGGTAAAGCATCCGTAGCACTTGACCCGAAAGAACCGGAAAGAGTAGTTATCAATGGAACGATAGATGCACCTTTCAAATGGCTGGAGAAGCGTGTCGAACTGATTAATCAGAAATCTACACACATCATCGTAAACCGTGATAAGATGTGTCTGTCTTTGACTATTGATGAAACCAATTATTATCAGACGGTAATTAGTGGAGTTTTACAGGCTTCAAAGGAAATGCAGGAGTTCGGTATCAATGCGGAAAGGAAATGGGAACCTATTAAGTTGTCTCAGTTCTTCAAGATGCACCGTGCCTTCTTCAAGGATAAATCTGAGAACATGATGCTGGTTTCTACTTTGAAGAACTTCAAGGCCAAGGTGAATCAGGATATCGAACGCAGCAAGGAAGAAAACGGGAACAAGACGGACAACTATTCGCAGGTAGTTGATTCCAACCTGCCTAAATCATTCAAGTTGAACATCCCTCTTTTCAAAGGTTTTGCCTGTGAAGAAATCGAAGTTGAGATTTATGCCGATGTAGATGGACGGGAAGTTTCTCTTTCTTTGGTTTCTGCCGGTGCGAATGAGGCCATTGAAGAATACAAGAATAAGGTGATTGACGAACAGATTGAAGCAATCAAAGGTGTTGCACCTGACATTGTAATCATCGAAGTATAATTGACAGCCCGGAAAGACGGGCATACGGGCGCAAGCACAGGACGTGCTTTAGAGTGGAGTAATTGCGCAATATCTCCATGAACTTGCTTCATTGAATTAGCTAATATATGAGCAAGTAAAACCGTGATGGTTGGGCGGGTTCGATTCCCGTTGCGTCCACAACCAATAATGGAATTATTATGAAAGAAGAACGGAAATTAACATTCGGGAAATACAAAGGACAAGAGATAAAGTATATCATACTTACTCATATTGGTTATATCATGTGGTGCTTTGAGAATATCAACTGGTTTAAGCTGACAGATGAAGAACAGGCTTTATATGATGCGATAGCCATAATGATTAAGAAAGAACACTTGCCAATGGCTTTTCCGGTTGAAATGATGTATAAGCATATAAAAGACAGAGAGTCATATGAAAAGTTAAAGACTCCATTTACATTCAATTATGGATATATATCTTTAAAAATGTCTGAAAAGGATAATCCAATATTCAACAGTATTGAAAAATACATTACACACAAAATACGCAGAAATAGTACACAAGAATATTCGTCATTCGAAAGTCTTTCAGGAGATTTGACTGGTCTTTCACATAGCATGAATAAAGAAATAGAAAAAGCTCGACTTAATGGTGAAAGTGATGAAGAGATATATGGCACATGGGGTAGTATGAATGATCATAAGGATTTATAAATATGTATTACATCAAGAAACCTAAAAAGAAGAAAGAAAAGCCTCTGCCGTTATTTGACAAGGCAGGTATCAAAGTAAAGAAGAAGCCGGATTTAGTGGCCAAACTCGATAAAGTTTTCAGCCGCTATATCCGGCTTCGTGATGCAATGCCAAATGGAATGATACGTTGCATATCATGCGGGCAGATAAAGACATTCGATAAGTTTGACAACGGTCATTTCCATAGCAGAACTCACATGGCAACACGATGGGACGAGGACAACTGTCATGCCGAATGTAAATTTTGTAACAGATTCAAGGCAGACCACATGATAGGCTACCGTGAAAATCTGATAGCTAAAATCGGTCAGCAACGCTTCGACAAGCTGGCATGGAAAGCCGCACAGACAAAGAAATGGACTGACTTTGAATTAATCGAACTCACAAAGTATTACAAAGCTTTGGGAGACAAACTGAGTAAGGAGAAAGGCTTATGAGTTATGTTTTACGAGATTACCAGCAAAAGGCCAGTAATGCGGCTGTCAGTTTCTTTGCCAACAAAGCAAAGAAGAACAATGCCATCATGGTACTGCCTACCGGAGCCGGTAAGAGTCTTGTGATTGCCGACATCGCCAGCCGTCTTGAAGGGCACACGCTGGTATTCCAGCCAAGTAAGGAGATACTCGAACAGAACTATCTGAAGCTCTGTTCGTATGGTGTTCTGGATTGTTCCATCTACTCTGCCTCATTCGGACGAAAGGAGATTTCAAGAATAACTTTCGCCACTATCGGAAGCGTAGTCAACCATCCGGAACTTTTCCAGCATTTTCAGAATATCATTATCGACGAGTGCCATCTGGTTAATCCGAAAGACGGAATGTACAAGAGATTTCTTTCGATGCTGAAATGTAAAGTCCTTGGATTGACGGCTACGCCCTACCGTCTTTCATCAAGCAGGGATTTCGGCAGCATGTTGAAGTTCATCACACGCACACGCCCGTGCGTGTTCTCTGAGGTAATCTATCAGGTTCAAATCTCTACTCTATTGGATATGGGGTATCTTTCGAAGCTGAACTATTATCCGATGAATCCTTTGGGATGGAACGAACTTAACCTGAAGGTGAACACGACCGGAGCCGACTACACGGACAAGTCTGTAGTGAAAGAGTATGAGCGTATCGACTTCTACGGGTTTCTGGTGAGCATCGTCCAAAGGCTTATGAATCCCAAGAGCGGTGTAAAACGAAAAGGTATATTGGTTTTCACCCGTTTTTTGAAGGAAGCTGAACGCCTTACCTGGTCTATTCCCGGAACTGCAATCGTCTCGGGAGAAACACCGAAGAAGGAACGTGAACATATCCTTGAAGCGTTCAAGGCCGGAGAGATACCCGTTGTGGCCAACGTAGGTGTACTTACTACCGGATTTGACTATCCTGAACTAGATACGATTGTCATGGCCCGTCCGACAATGTCGCTGGATCTTTGGTATCAGATAGTCGGTCGTGCCATCCGCCCGCATCCTAACAAGGAGGCTGGCTGGATTGTTGACCTTTGCGGGAATCTGAAACGATTTGGCGAAGTCAAGGATTTACGTCTGGTGGATAGCGGAAACGGTAAATGGGCCGTGTACTCCAATAGCAGACAGTTGACTAACGTAAGATTCTAAGATTATGGAAGGATATATAAAACTAAGCCGCAAGTTCTTCTCGAATGATATGTGGAATGAAGCCCGGACTTTTAGCAGTTGCGAAGCGTGGCTTGACCTGATTCAGTCAGCACGATTTGAGGCAACGCCCCGTATGGAGAGTATCGGAGGTCGAGAAGTCTCTTATACAAGAGGACAATATCCTGCATCCATAAGATTCTTATCAAAGCGTTGGAAATGGTCTGAGAGGAAAGTACGGACGTTTCTTGCCTTTCTGAGAAGAGAGAACATGATAACTCTTTCCAAGGAACAAGGAATGAATGTAATCACCCTGGTAAAGTACAATGAGTATAATGGCTCAGAGTCTGACACAGCAGGTGACACAAGCAATGACACAATGAGTGACACAAATATCATTCAGGAAATCAATAATTTACGGATGCAAGTGACACAGCTAATGACACAAGTGTCGACACAGCAGGTGACACACTCTGCCAAAGAGCTAGAAAAGCGACACACGGGTGACACAAAGCAAATAAAGGAGAAGAATATTATTAAAGAAACTACTACTAACGTAGTAGCAAAGAAAGACGCGGCTAAAGCCGCTACTCTCTCCCGGAAAGAATCCTTCTACCAGTCGTTAGTCCCTTATGTCGGCCAGTACCCGAAAGAAATGATTCGGGCTTTCTTCGATTACTGGAGCGAGCTTAATAAGTCAGAAACCAAGATGCGCTATGAACTGGAAAAGACCTGGGAGCTTCCAAGACGGCTGGCAACCTGGGCCAGTCGTGAGAAAGTGCCTTCAAAAACAGATGTGGGCATAGTTCTGAAGGATAATTCACCGGAAAAATACAAGAAAGGCTGGTAAACATGGAACAGATAAATTTTCAACAGACAATCGAACGGCTCAAAGATACGGGCTTCTCCCCTATTCCTAACGTCGTACAGGTAACCGTTCCGGATGCAAAAAGAGTTCTCTGGGCCGGTATCAGGTACTTCACTGGAGAAAATGCCAGATGGCTTCCTGAGTACGAAGAAGTGGCAGGCTGGCTGGCCGGCAATGAAGGTCGCGGACTTCTGTGTTTCGGCAACTGCGGACGCGGAAAGACCCTTATCTGCGGAAAGATTCTCCCTTTGCTTCTTAACCATTACTGCCGCAAGGTGGTAAGCTGTTACGATGCACAGCAGATGAACGCTGATTTGGACTCTGTGAAGCAAAAACACATCATCTACGTTGACGATATAGGGACAGAGAATCTTAGCGTCAAATACGGCGAAAAAAGGCTTGCATTCGCTGAACTGGCAGACGAAGCCGAGAAGAAAGGAAAGCTTCTCATCCTGACCACCAACCTCACGATAGACGAGCTGAGAGAGAAATATGGGGAAAGAACCATTGACCGGCTTAGGGCGATAACGAAAACCGTCCTCTTCAGCGGTGAAAGCCTGAGAAAATGATATGAAAATCACAATCAACTGGGTAACTCGTGACTGGAACCTGATCAGGAGGTTACGTGAGAAATACCGTCTCCCACAATACATGAACGTGAACGGACTCACAGAGGCAGAGGTTGACGAAGAGACATTAAGCAATCTCCGCAAGGGTGAGCCAAAGTATTTAATCATCAGAAAAGTAGAGAAATGACAAGACAAGAATCAGAAAGAAAGCTCAATGAGCTAAGAAAGAAGTATATCGCCTTGATTTCATCCATGAACTTTGCCAAAGCACAGAAAATCAAGAACAAGATTGACTCCCTTGAAAGAGAGCTGGAACCGCATTCCTTGGGAGAACTTCTTCAGGACTATACCCCGGAGTTCAAGGTAGAAATGCTTCGCAAGATGCACAAGCTGTTCATCTACTCCGATTTGCTTGAAGGTGCGGCACTGGAGTTCCAGTCTGAACTTGAATCAAACGGAATAGATGCTCAGGTAGTTTTTCAGGTGAAACGCGTACTGAAAGAACTGAGAAGCATAGTACGAATTCCGGATGAAGAGAAAAATTCTTCATTGTCTGACAACTTTGCCGGGATGTGTGATGAAGCTGGACTTGTAGTGAGTAACATAATCAACAAATATCTTGCAAAATGATAACGGAAAATGACCCAATGCTTCCACGTAAAGTGGATTTGGAGAAGAATCCGTCTGGGACTGAATTGAAAATCGCCCAGCATCGGGAACTGGAGAAACATGGAAAGTATGTAGCTGTTCCAGGCGACAAGACACGGACGCGAATTTTCGTCCGCAACGGTGAGGATGCTGAGAAGAAGATAGCTGCTTACTTGGAGAGAATCAACAACCGGCCTCAAAGATGGAACTGATATTGGAAAACTGAAAGTCTATTATGGATGGTCTAGAATAGGTAATGTTCGAAAAAAACGTGCCTTATCCGTAATGTTCGAGAATGATGCACAGGGTTGCAGAAGTGACCGTGGGCAAAGATGTCTGAGAACGATTCAAGACACCGTGATTGAAAGGTACCAGACGGATGAAGAAATGGCTGATGGGAAACGTCAGAACCGGATATTTACTGAGTACAGCCTGTTCATCGACGAGAAACCTATCAATGGCAGCCTTGAAAGATGCTTGCTTATCAACAACGAATCGGACAAGAACCATGTATCTAAGGCTGTTCGTGAGAAGATTGCGGAAGCTTTACGGAGGGCTTTTATGTTGGCCAATCCGGGTTATAAAGAACCGAGTAGCCAACTTGAACTAAAATTTGAATGATATGGGAAAGCAGGAAAACGTAAGCAATTTTTATCAGTTCGCAAAGGATTTGGCCAAATCAGAAAAGGAACCGAAAATCGAGAATTGGGTGCAAATCAGCATCTGCTATGGTTACGGTCATCATCTACACTTTCGCCATCCTGAACGCATATCACTTGGCATAAAATAAAAAAGGGAGCCAGCCCACACGATTAGAAGCCAACTCCCCCACACGATTAATGATGCAAATATAAGAATTTCCAACTAAATAAATCGTGCTATGACAAAAGAATTTTCATCAATCGTGGAGTTGAAATCAATACGTGAACAGAAATCAAGATTATCAGAACGCGAGCAGGAGTTATCCTCCCCTATTCTGACTGATTTTACTCTCATCCCAGAAATTTATGAGTGGTTCAGGGATATACTTTCCGAGGCAGATTGTCCGCCCAATCCAGAAAGTGTTACCCAGCGGAAGAAGTTCCTCTTCATCGTGTTGTTCCTCTTCGCCCCTAGTGTGCTTGCCGGCGGACGGCTACCGAACGGTATCCGGGCAGAAATCTCCGGCGTGTTCCCAGATGTTTCCCCCTGTGTAATATCAAACAATATTGCTGATGTTTCCTTTATCTATCAGCAGTATAAGGATTTCCGGCAGGATATAGAGTACCTTTACAACCAGATTTTAAAAATATTAAAGGTCAAAGGACTAATCAAGTAACCCCGTTCCGAAAGGCTCGGGGTATTTTTATGAAACATTTTGCCAATTGTTTGTTCTTGGTTTAAGCAATCTTAGGCTAAAAATCACCATGTTGGTAACTTTGTCTCAAAGAGATAATAACAGCTATCCTCACGGCTGAAAAGTATAAACCCTGCCATCGGTAAGAAGTGAGGAGCTTGCCTTTGGTGGGGTAATTTTTTAATCTAAGATTCACTGAGACATGAAAACAAATCAAGAAATGGTAAGGCAAATGGGGAATTTAGAAGTTATTCAACGCACCGTTGACGGCTATTTCAATGCTACCAGGCTTGTAAAGTTATGGAACGAACGAAACTCCTCAAACAAAGAATTGAAGAAATACTTTGAAAATGAATCAACCAAGGAATTAATCGCTACCATCGTTGAAAAAGAAAATCTAAATGGGCAAAATTCTCCCTATTTAAGTTCACGCGGTAAATGCGGTGGAACCTGGGTTCATCCTGTATTGTTCATTGATTTGGCTATGTGGCTAAATGCGTCATTCAAATATGATGTAATCAAATTCGTTTCTGACCAAATGATTCGTTACCGGAATGATGCTGGGGACGCTTATAGGGAACTCTCTTCTGCCATCATGAAAATCGTTCCCAAAGACTTTATGCCTAAAGCCATGCAGAAGGTCGGTGAAGCCTTGAACTGGGTTATCTTCAACAGTCATGAAAAGATGCTACGTAATAAGCATGGTGAGGAACAAAAACAACGTGAGTTGTGGCAGCTTGAAAAGAAGATTGCTGATTTGGTCAATGAAGGTTTCTTGACCGACTATGAAAGCCTTATTGGGTATCTGAGAATTCAATACCAGAAAAGGAACTATCCAAAGGTCTTTGCTAATGCTGGATAAAATATTACATAAGTAGAAAAGCCGGAGCGTTATGCTTCCGGCTTTAGTTTTATTCCCCTTTCTCTATTTTGATTTCTATATAATAAAATCTCAAATCATAAGGAACGGGGCTAAAATACTTGTGTTTAAATATTTGATGTAGCGCTTGTAACACTATCAGCTTCTTCCTGTTCATTTTTTGAACTAACAGCTTCTTCAATTAACCCATTTACTTTTTTAGTATATTCATCATCAGGGTCTTCTTTATATATAATTTTAGTTACTTTTTTATCAACAATATAAACATAATCGCCTAAATCAAAATTGCCACCTTTGGTTTTACATCTAAATCTATGTTTAACCCTCCATCCGCAAAATTCAGGTTTAAAGCCAACAGAAGCATTTCTTATTGAATCTGTATAACTATTTACAATACTCATTTTTGATTTAACTTCATCTAAATGTTTTCTCATTTCATTGTATGCTTCTTCATATTTGTTTCTCCCATAAGATGAATAGCTATCTCTCCATATTTCTGCTGTTCTTTGCGCATCTTTTACTTTATCAAGTCCTTCTTGCACGTCATCGAGAAATGAGCGTGCTATATAAGCATAAGATTTGATTACTGAATCTGTATATATAGATGTAAAAGCACTGTCAATTTTAGTTTCAACAGGTTCATAGCTCTCAAAGTCATAAAGAGTTTTGAACATTTCTTGTTTTATAAGCTCTGCTACCTTCTCCTCGCGAGATTTACAACCTACAAGTAAAAACGCGGGCAATAAAATAAATAGTATTTTTCTCATAATTGTAAATTTAAGATTAAACATTCGGATTCAATTTTATCTCTTTACCACAGTGAGGGCAGTGTATTATTCCTTCTTTAGGCTTATCGAAGAGTTCTGTTACTGGCACACCTAAAGCGGTGGCGATTTCTTCAAGTCGGCTTATGTTAGGATTTCCATTAAGGGACTTAGAGAGTCCAACTTCCGTAATTCCTATCATGCTCGCAAGGTCTTTAAGCATTATACCTTTTTCTCGGCAAATTTCTTTTATTCTAAAATTCATAATTAAACTATTTGTTTATGTCGCAAATATAGTGAAAAATTATAATTCGTATAAGTAAATCGCCAAAATAATACTATTCGTTTAATAATTAATATTTATTAACCATATTATTATTGCAGACAATTATACTATCTGTATATTTGCATCGTGATAATTAAACAGATTGTATAATTGATAAAATATAAAGGACTATGGCAGCAACATTCAAAACTCAGTTAAGTTCAATCATGCGTATGGCGTGGATGTTTGTAAAGAAGTACGGTTTTTCAATGAGCGAAGCATTAAAACAAGCATGGTTAAATGCAAAACTAAAACAAGAACTGAACAAACGCATCGTGAAATTCTACTTTCAGAAGATAAACGGTGAAATTCGTGAAGCGTGGGGTACGCTTGCAAGCGATAAAATACCTGCTATTGCTGGTACTGACAACAGAAAGAAGAACGACAGCGTGCAGACATATTATGATACGGTCAAAGAAGAATGGCGTTGCTTTAAAATCGCAAACCTTATTAGAATAGCTTAGTATTAACATTTAAAAGAATATGACTTATGAGAATTATAGACTTTAATCCTGAATTGCACAAGATAACATTTACCAACAAACAAGAAACAGTAATAACTGAATCAAACATTATGTTATTAAAACGAATGTTCAACAACCCCGAAAAATACCAGTATTACATGAAAACACTTTGGTTGTTGCGTTCTCTGAGCGAAAAGAAATGTTGTAAAGATGGCATGATAGACTCTAATGATGAAGTTTATCCGATATTCAGACTTGCGAATGAACTTATTGGTAGTCTGCTTCGAGAAGACACCTTTTTTGACTGCGAAGGTAATCTTATGCAAGGCTTTAATCCAAACATGATGAAAACAGCAATGTAAATCCCTCACACGATTATTTTGAAACAATCAGCCAAATGTTTGTTCTGAACACGGTAATCTTTAGGACAAATATTTGGCGGTTGGTAACTTTGCCTTAGAACGAAATGCGCTTCGTGGCTGTAGCGTTAGAAGGATATTCAAGGCATTTCTTTCAAGGGGTAAACAGCCACTTTAGACCTCTTTTAAGATTTGCCTTTTTTATATGTCAGGCGTGACAGGTCAAGGCAAGCCATTCAGGTGTGTATGGGTTCAAATCCCAGCTTGCTACAAATTCAGTCAAAATAAAATCCCCAAAGGCGGAAATGACTGAGCCACCAATGGGGATAATGTTTAATCTAACATACACAAAGGTATGAAAGAAATTCAAAATTTCAACGGCAAAGGTAATGAAAATATCCTTACGTTGGTATATGAAAATGAAAAAGGTGTGGATATTACCACAAGTTTAATTGTTGCAAAGGTGTTCGGTAAGCGCAACTCTGACGTACTTCGTGATGTGAGAAACTTAAATTGCAGCAATGACTTTCGTGAACGCAATTTTGCGTTGATGGTGGAAATGAGGCAATTACCTCAAGGTGGCGCGCAAAAGACAGAGTATTATACTATGACAAAAGACGGTTTTAGTTTTTTGGTTATGGGGTATACTGGTGAAAAGGCTGGTGAGTTCAAAGAACGCTTCATCAATGAGTTCAACAAGCGTGAAGCCATGCTTAAAAGTGATGATTACATACTTATGCGTTCTATGCAAATCCTTCAAGGTAGAATATCTGCAATAGAAGAGGACAACAAAAGGTTGCTTGCTGAAAATCAACAGAAGCAAATAGTAATAGAAGCAAAGACAGAAGAGAATAACATTCTCAATGATACGGTCAAACGTCAAGCACCTATGGTTGAGTATGTGAATACAACATTATTGTCACCAAGAACATATACAAGTACCCAATTAGCCAAAGAGTTGGGGCTTCGCACCGCAAATGAGCTACACAAGAAGCTAAAGGAATGGGGAGTTATGTATTATCAGTCAGGGCAATGGATGCTAACAGCAAAATATTGCGGTAAGGACTATACCAAGCCGAGAACCCAGAGCGGTGTGGATGATTACGGCAAACAATGGTCAAACACCATAACTGTATGGACTGAAACTGGTAGAATGTTTCTTCACGCATTGTTTAAACAGAAAATAGCAGGTTGATATGGGATACAAGGAAAAATTAAATCATTTGAATCTACAAGAGTTAGCTTGCGTACTTAGTATAGATTTAAGTGCTATGTTTCAGATTATCTTACAGAAAGAAGAAATGAGAACAGCAGAAATCCCTGTTATTATACAATACGGTGATTTGTGTAAGATAGCTTCTGTATTATGGCACTCGAATGAAAAGTTGATAAAAGCAACAGATATTATTTTAAAACATTCTGGGACAAATGAAGTCTTAGATTTAGTGTCAAGTATCAATCATGTTGTTAAAGAACAATCAGAACTTTTTGAGTATATAAACAACGTCTTATGTGATGGTAACGTTGATAGAAAAGCTGTTATGAAAATTGAAAACATAACAGACGAAAGTATGAACTAATTTCAATCATACACACGTCATTAAGTTGGCGTGTGTATAAAAGCAAACATTTGACTTAATGTTTCGTATGCGTTGAATTGGTATTAATAATTGTCTTCATAATTAGGTATCTTTGTGATAAAGGTACTATCGCGGGGTGGAGCAGTGGTAGCTTGCTACTTTGACTTGGTAGAGGTCGCGTGTTCGATTCACGTCCCCGCAACTGACATTTAAATTTACACGATTATGAAAGTATTGACATTACAGATTAACAAAGAATGTTTTCAAGACATCCTAAACGGTAAACAAGATGTAGAACACAGATATGTTTACCCCTCAAATGTAAAGAAATATGTTTATTTCAGACATAAAGGGATAGACTATACAAGGCAAGAGGATATACCTGACGATGGCGAAAAAATAGAGGTTGTACCAGTTAAATATGATGCCTTGTATCTGATAAACGGCAGGCGCAAAGATGCACCACGTCTAACCGTAGAAGTTAAGTCAGCCGAATATGTAATTTTTACCGATGAAGAAGGCAATGACCTTGTAAGAGTTGAAAACGGCGTAGAATATCTTATAAGCCAAGTATGGTATCATCTTGGCAAAGTGATAAGTACAGAGAATGTTTAACATTAAATGTTTAATTTAAAATTTTAAGCCGAGTCCAAAGAGTAATTAACAGAGTAGCTGGCCCACGTCAGAACATGAACGGTGCAGGCTTGGGCGGTAGATTGGTTGCAAACCGTAGAAATACGGCCAGTGCAACGCAGTTAGGTAACAGAGAGCAAAGAAGGTATGACTTGAATGCCGCCTTTGCTGGTGCAGGAGGCAAATAATGAACAAGTATGCACTCTCTATGCAGATAATACGCAGTATCCGTGAAAAAACGGATACTGCTGTATTATATTATTCAGCCGGAGGTAAAGATAGTATAGCCTTATTGGATATGCTTGCTGGTATGTTTAATAAGGTTATATGCTATTATATGTACCTTATTCCCGATTTAGACCATGTCCAACCTTATATCAAATGGGCAGAAACAAAATACAATAACGTAGAAATTCGCCAAATAAAGCATTTTCAACGCGATTATTATGATGCTTGTGGATTCTTTCGTGAACCTAATATTTCAATCAAGCCTAGAAAAATTGGAGAAATAGAACAAGCTGTGAGAAAAGAAACAGGCATAACATACGCATTCAGCGGTATGAAAGGTGTAGATGGTTATATGAAGCGGATGCGCTTAAAGAAGTTTGCGAAGTCCGGTTATATAACAGACAAAGGTATGGTTTATCCTCTCGCATTGTGGACGAATAAGGAAGTGCTTCAGTATATTAGGCAAAGAGGGTTAATACAGCCTTTTGTATATAATCCAGGTGCTATAAGTCAAGGTTTTACCATTGATTTAAAAACAATGCTCATGATGCGACACAGATATCCACATGATTTTAAACGTATTTTGGAAGAGTTCCCATACTCTGAAAAGCTAATTTTCGATTATGAATATAAACACAGAAAGTAGAGGTATTGAGTCAGAAAAAAAATCGTTATCGGAATTAGAAAGTCAAAGAATGCGTATTCTGTATCGTGCAGCTCGTCAATATGGGCTAGGCACAAACAGGCAGCACTCTGTACGCGATAGAGTCAATTCTGTTACAAGCAGATATAGAACAAATATGTTCAGATACTTTGGCTCAGACACGATTTCTCCTGCACAAGTAAAACAAGGAGTACCAAAAAGATTTTATGTAGGATTAAAAAACGCGCAAGGTAATAAAGGATGATGACAAAAAATAAAATAACGCAACCGGAAAGTAGGGAGATACAACGAAGTATCATAAATTTTGCCAATTATAATCCCCGTAAAATTGCCCCAGAAGCTCGCAAGAGCTTGAAAGCAAACTTAAAACGTATAGGATTATTAGGCGGTATAGTTTGGAATGAAGTTACAGGTAATCTTGTGTCAGGGCATCAGCGTATTTCAGTTATAGATGAAGTGAATAAATATAATCCCGACACAAAGGACAATGATTATTTGATTCGCGTTGAAGTAGTTCACATGGACGAAAAGACTGAAAAAGAGCAGAATATCTTTATGAACAATAGAAGTGTACAGGGCGAATTTGATTCAGATATGCTAAAAGATATGCTTGATGGTATTGATTATAGCCTTGCCGGACTGAATGACTTCGATTTGAATATGCTCGGAATTGGTGATTTAGACTTTTCTATTAATGATGATATTTGGAGAAAGGAAGATATATTGGATGATTCATTATCAGCCATAGATGAATCTACTAAAGATGGTGATGAAAATAAAGGCATTAACCGTTCCAATAATTTTTATGAGGATTCAAAAGAAAATCAAATTGCACGTCACAATGAAGTACAAAAGATAAAAGACAGAATTAGTAATCAAAACAGCTTTGAGAAAGATAACGGAATGCTGAGTTATGTAGTGCTGTCCTTTAATAGCCCAACAGAAAGAGCAAATTTCATGGAGATGTTTGGTTACGGATTTGATGAGCGGTACATTGATGGAAACGAATTTATGAATAGAATAGAATTTGGTGTAGAGTAATCAAAATAAACAGATACGCGCGCATGGGAAAGAAGCCAGACATATCGAAATTCAGAGAGGTCCTTCATAAAACAGGTGGAAATCTCTCTAAAGTTGCTGCTGTATTCAATGTAACCCGAAAAACCGTGTATGATTGGGCCAGAACAGACTGCCAGTTCAAAGATGCTATCACCGACGAAAGAGGTTCTCTGGTAGATGAATGCCTTGTATCTGCACGTGTACTTGCGCTTGGTATCCCTGAGAAAGATGAAAATGGGAACTTTATCGGATGGCGTGAACGTCCAGATGGGTATATGATTCGCTATTTACTTTCCACATTAGGAAGAAAAGAAGGTTTTGGAGACCGAGAAGACGAAGACGCAGATATTCCAAAGGATATTGACCACGGAATTTCTATTGACTCATGGATTAAAAATAACCTGAAATGATTGTACCCCAAGCGATATATCATCCGTTATATACCGATAGCGAGAAGTTTATCATTCTCATTACCGGTGGTCGTGGTTCGGGGAAGTCTTTCAATGCTTCCACCTTCATAGAGAGATTGACATTCGAAATGACTCCCACAGAGAAGATAGTCCACCAGATTCTATACACCCGTTACACGATGGTATCTGCCGGGATGTCTATCATTCCAGAGATGATGGAAAAGATAGATTTGGATGGAACAACGAAGTATTTCAAGACCACCAAAACCGATATTGTAAACCGGATGACCGGCAGCCGTATCATGTTCCGGGGTATCAAGACTTCTTCCGGGAATCAGACGGCCAAGCTGAAATCCATTCAGGGTATCACCACCTTTGTTTGTGATGAGGCCGAGGAATGGACCAGTGAGGAAGAGTTCGACAAGATTATGCTCTCCATCCGTAAGAAGGGAATCCAGAACCGGATTATCATCATTATGAATCCCTGTGACTCGAACCACTTCATCTACAAGAAATACATCGAGAATACCCACCGGCTGGTGGAGATTGACGGTGTACCGGTTCAAATCTCAACTCATCCGAATGTTCTTCATATCCATACGACTTACTTCGACAATATAGAGAACCTTTCTCCTGAGTTCCTGAGAGAAGTCAAGGAAATGAAAGAGAAGAATCCGGAGAAGTACGCCCACACCGTTATAGGACGCTGGGCAGACGTGGCGGAGGGTGCGGTATTCAAGAAATGGGGCATCGTGGATGAGTTCCCGATGTGGTGCAAGAAGGTGGCTATCGGACAGGACTTTGGTTATACAAATGATCCATCGGCTTCTATCCGGTGTGGAATCATTGACAATGCGCTTTATCTGGATGAAGTGGATTATAGAACTGGATTACTTTCTGGGGATATTATAAAGACGCTACGCCCGTGGAACTTGAGAGTGATTGCCGACAGTGCGGACCCGCGACTCATTCAGGAGATTCATAACGGAGGGATTAAAATATACGCGGTAGAGAAAGGACAAGGTTCTGTCAATGCCGGTATTGACAAGATGCAGGGAATGGAAATATTCATCACCAAGCGTTCTTATAACCTTCAACGGGAGTTCAGAAACTATGTATGGGCAAAGGATAAGGATGGAAACTACATCAACGAACCTGAAGACCATGATAACCACTGCTTCGTAGGTGAAACTATGATAGAAACTTTATCGGGTAGAAAGCGTATTGATTCCATCAAAGTTGGCGAGTATGTGCTTACATCAGACGGCTATCGGAAAGTAAGTAAATTCTTTGATAATGGATATAAAAGAATATTGCATATTCGTCTGATTTTTAGTAACTTTATAGTAGAATTAAAGGCTACGCCTGAACATAGATTTAAAACTAAAAATGGATGGAAACAATTAAAAAACTTGACGGAAACGGACATACTCTATACGTGCAAATCTTTAATGGGAAAGAATATTGTTTATATAACGGAGAACGATATTTCTCTCGTGGAACGAAAAGACTTCACAGGGAAGTGTGGAAATACTTCAATGGAGATATACCAAAAGGATACCATGTTCACCACAAAGACGAAAACACATGGAATAATGAAATTAGCAACCTTGAGCTTGTTGAGATGCACACCCATTTGTGGCTTCATGCGAAAGAACAAAATGAGAATGAAGAAATACTTGCACAACGCAGAAAGAACATGGCTAAAGCAAGTAAATATGCTGCTGAATGGCATGGATCAGAAGAAGGCAAAAAATGGCATAGCGAACACGCTAAAAAACAATTTGCAAACGCAAAGCCAAAGGAGTTCGTCTGTGAATGGTGTGGAAAAACGTTTTCTGCAATGCCGAATGGAATTAACAGATTCTGTTCAAATAAGTGCAAGTCTGCATGCAGATACCACTCAGGAGTTGACAACGAAACACGGAAATGTAAATGGTGCGGTAGAGAATTTACTGCAAACAAATACAGTAGAACATGGTACTGTAGCAAAAGGTGCAGCGGAAAGTATTCTGCAAGCGTCAGAAATAAAAAAGATTGAGATAATAAGTGATAATATAGCAAGTGTTTACGACTTGGAGGTTGAGGACATGCACGAGTTTTTTGCTAATGGAATTCTTGTACATAATTGCATCGATGCCGCTCGTTATTATGTACTGGGTGAATTACTTGGCAAGATTATGAAACCTAAAGACATCTCAGGAGTATTTGGACATTAAAATATAGTATATGATAAAATACATACAGACATCAGAAGTATTTGGTGATTGTTCAGCTAATTACGATGTAAGACTGGATAGACCTCATACAGTTGGTGAGTTCATAAACTTAGTTCTCATTGAAAGAAAAGGAGAATGGGGTAAGTTTGAAATTTATAGTCCAAACGTGAGTTGGTTGGATTATGAAAAATACGAATACCGCTATGGAGTTTTGAACGATGCAATTCCCAAAAACTTATTAGAAAAGAAAATAATTAGCATAAAGGCTAATGGCGGCTGGACTAATATGGATTACCTTTTAAAGTTGGAACAATAAATGTAATAATATGAGAACCTTAGAAGAAATTTTAGCTATACCTGAAATAGAGAGAAAAATCTACTATCTGAAGAAAGGACGAAAGACCGAGCAACCAAACGCTCACGCTCTTTACAACGACTGGAATCCGAACAAGCACGAGATAGTGATAGATGAAGAGAAATACCCGAAAATCAAAATCACGACCCAGCCTGAGAAACGGATTACAGACCCGACAACAGGGAAAGAATATATTGAGCCGGCGGTCAGGAAAGAAGTTGACCCAAACAGGATTGCGCTTCCTATCGAACAGGACATCGTGAACATTCAGACTGCCTTCACCGTGGGGACGGAACCGGTTCTTGATTGCCAGCCGGACCAGTCGGAGGAAAGCCTTCTTTCTGCGTTGAAGCAGGTATTCAAGAAGAACAAATTGAAATACCAGAACAAAAAGGTAGTCCGGGCATGGCTGGCCGAGCAGGAAGTGGCCGAATACTGGTATGTGGTGAAGGATGACGGCTTCTGGGCAAAACTCAAACGAAAGATTTCAGGAATCTTCGGCAAGTCAAAGCCTGAGTACCGTCTGAAGAGTGCCATCTGGTCCCCGTTCCGTGGCGACAAGCTCTACCCTTTCTTCAATGACCAGGGAGATTTGGTGGCCCTATCCCGTGAGTACAAGAAAAAAGACCTGAACGATGTAGAGATTACCTGTTTCATGACCATTACCAAGGATATGGTTTATCAGTGGGAACTGACAAGTAACTGGACAGACAAAGGCTCATTTGCTCATGGATTCAAGAAGATGCCGGTGATTTATATGTACCGTCCGGAAGCGTACTGTGAGAAGATAAAGAGTCTCCGCGTAAGACTGGAGAAACTTCTTTCAAACTATGCAGACTGTATCGACTACCACTTCTTCCCTATTCTCATGCTATTTGGTAACGTGGAGAACTTCTCAGGTGAGTTCAAGAACCGGGTGGTCGAGCTGACCGGTCAGGGAGCAAATGCCCAGTATCTTACCTGGTCTCAGGTGCCCGATACGGTAAAATTTGAGGTGGAGACGCTGTTAAGTCAGATATACGGACTGACCAATACGCCCAGAATCTCTTTTGACTCACTGAAGGGTACAGGAAACGCTGTCTCCGGTGTGACTTTCGACTATGTGTTCATGTCCACCCACCTTAATGTAGAAAATCTAAACGAAACTGTCGGCGAGTTCATGCAACGACGTGTAAATTTCCTTGTCTCTGCGTTGGGTTCCGTGAATTCCACCCTTGAAGAAGCCTCCGAGACTATTGACGTGGATGTGCAGATGCAGCCATACAAACTGGAGGACATCAAAGACAAGATAGACACAGCTATCAAGGCCAAGGACAGTGAAATCTGGTCTCAACAGCGAGCCATTACCTTTGTAGGGAACGTGGATGCTGTTATGGACGAGATTGAAGCCATCAAGGAAGAGCAGGCAGAAAAGCAGAAGAACGACATTGAGAAACAGAGACAGCTTTCCTCTCTCAAAAGTGCCGGTAGCAAATCTGAAGAATAGAACAATTCAGTCAGAAAATTTACGGGGTTTATACAAAACAGACAGATAAAAATCTAAAATATTGACTAATTGAATAGCGGCATCTTTCGAGGTGTCGCTATTTTCTATTATAGTAAAAATATGAATAGATTTTCTTTGCCATTATTCGTTATTTTACTATATTTGCAAAGTAATAAAGTCAGAAACGCTATGAGTTACAAATCAGTTAAAGAGGTTGTAACTATGTTGCTTGACAACGGCTTCATTCTAAAGAGCCAGAAGGGCAGCCACATGAAGTTTGAGAAAGATGGAATAACGGTAGTCGTTCCGAATCATGGAAAGAAAGGCGTTGAGAAAGGCACTTATTACAGCATTATGAGGCAAGCGGGGCTAAAATAGCCCCGGCCTCTTTTCTTAAATTATAAAATGGAGGTCAATATGAGAACTGTAGAAGTGATTGTCGAACATGCTGGGAATAATCTCAGTGCTTACATTGAAGGTGCTCCGGTTATTACTGTCGGTAATAACATAAGAGAAATTGAGGAGAACATGAAGGAAGCCATAGACTTGTATCTGGAGGACAACCTGAACCCTTGTGAGGTTCTCAAAGGAGAGTTCACCTTGAAGTTCAAAATAGACGCGGCCACCTTCATCAATTATTACAGCAGTATCTTTACCAAAGCAGCTTTGAGCCGGATAACCGGAATCAATGAGCGCCAGTTGTGGCATTATGCGGCTGGAGTACACAAACCACGCAAACAACAATTAGAGAAGATTCAGAAAGGTATTAACGCGCTGACAGAGGAACTGGCAGCTATAAATTTGTTGTGATTATGATAGATGTTAGAGAATTAAGAAAAGATAATTATGTATTGGTAAACAATGTACACTATAAATTTAAGGAAATAAGAAAAGTCTTTCGTTTACAGCTAGAAAACGAGACTGCGTCTATTGAAGGAACAAATTTATGTGTAATAAATGGAATTTTAAATAAGAATCCTAAAAGTGATAAGAACGGAATTATTGTTATTGCAACTCCTTATCATCAATCAAACATTTATCCAATAGAGTTATCTAATGATTTGCTTTATCGCTGCGGATTCCATTATCAAAATAAGGCAGCTGTATTTTCAAATGGTAAAATGAGTCTCCTACTTGAGGATGACAAACTTGTAGAAAGAAATACTGGCATTCATATTAAATATTTACACCAGTTACAAAATTTCTATCAAGACCAAATAGGAGAGCTTTTAAATGTAGATTTATCTATAAAAGAATAATTTTCAGCGTGATTACTCCTGTAGTCACGCTTTCTTTTTACCTAAAAACGAACATTCTCCCAATTGTTTCGTATCGTTAGCCTTAAAATTTCCCCTTCCCTTTCTCTATAAGTAAATTTACCGTATGAAATTATTAATCAAACTCATACGGTATGACAATCTTTGAACAAATCTTGGCAGGACTGCAACAGAAATTCGCTGGGGTGGACACTGCCACACTCACCCGTATCGCCACAAAGAAGGCAGAGGGTGTAACGGACGAAACGAAGGTGACCTCCATCGTTGAGGGTATCTCATTTCAGGACGTGATGCAAAACTATGGTGATTTCCGTGCAGGACAGGCGCAGACTTCCGCTGTTTCAAACTACGAGAAGAAGCATGGACTGAAAGACGGGAAACCAATCGAGAATCCGAAACCAGAACCACCGAAACCAAACGACCCTCCAAAGCCACAGGAGACAGACATCGCAAAGATGATTGCTGACGGCATCGCAGCCGGTATCAAGCCTTTTGCCGACAAGCTTGCCAAAATGGAGGAAAATGAAGCGCAGGCGCAGCGTAATTCTCAGATTTCAGCAGTGGCTAAGAAGTACGGTATTCCCGAATTTATGTTGAAAGACCGCAACATTCCTGAGAATACGGACTTGGATACCTATTTCAAGGACATGAAGCAGGATATGTCTAACAACGGTTTTCAGTTCTCCAAAGCTCCTGAAACTGCCGAACAGAAGCAGGAGAAGGAAGCGAGCGAGTTCGCCAAAATGATTGAGGCGGACACAAAATCTATTGTCGAACAACAAAACAAGTAATTTATGTCAGCAGGATTTAAGTACAACATTGAGCCTGAACCGTCCATCGAGGAACGCTATGACGTTTCTACCGGTGTAAGACGAAGAGGTCCTTACAAGCTGGATACTACCAACCTTGTAGCAGGTACGTACCTTCCATCGTTTACTCCTATTGCGGCTGATCTGGTAAAGAAAACCGCACAGGTAGCTATCCGTGTAGAAGTCTATGAAAAGTTTACCACCGGTTCCAATACCACTTTGAAGATTAAGAAAAACTCTTTGGCTTATGTGGGTATGCATCTGGGTAATGGTTCTCATGGGGCTACCATCAACAGTATTGACAAATCAAACAAAGATTTCGATAAGTTGACGCTGTCTGCCGACTTTGGCGAAACATTGGAAGCTGGTACTGTACTCTATGAAGCTACAGCGGTAAGCGGCACAACTCCGAAAGTCATTGCTAACTCAGCCTTGTACGGAAGAGTACAAGTAGAAGAAGGCATTGTATTAGTTGCTCTTTTGATGCGAGCATTCGAGATTGAGCCTACCAAATTGGTTATGCCTTTCTCTGACATTGACAAGGCCAACATGCCGCATTTCCAGTTCAACGCTCCTGACGTTACTCAAAGTGGAAAGGCTGTAGTTGCCAAAGCGTCTTCCAGTCAAGATGGCTTGATGAGTAAAGAAGACAAAGCTAAATTGGATGGTATCGCATCCCAAGCCAACAAATTCACTTTGTCTGCAGCAACATCTTCTGCTCTCGGAGGTGTAAAGCAGGGTGTTAAAGTGGATGATGCTACTGGGCAGGAAGATGCACATACAAAATTGAATGCCCTTCTGGCATCTTTGAGAACAGCAGGTGTAATTGCAAGCAAATAAAGAAAGGAGGTAAAACATGATGCTAACCATTCATACACTTTTCAATGACCCGAACATCGTGAACGCGGTCATTCAGCGCGTCCTTCAGACCCGTAAGGATGCTATCTATTGGCAGCAGTATCTCGACTTCCGCCGTACAACTACCCGTGTATTCAAGGATTACATCGGTACGGTAACAGGCGTGATGGCCGGTTCTATCAACTCACGCTATGGTGCTAAGCCTATCCGTGAACGCCGGAATATCGGTTCAGGATATGGTGAAATCGCTTATCTTGGTGATGCTTACCAAATTTCTATTGACCGCCTGTCAGAACTTCAGGACTTGATTGACAAGTTTAACGCAGCTAAACCTGCTGACCAGGTAGCAGCCATGCAGGAAATCGTGAATTTCATCTATGACGATTACCGCCAGGTCCTTTTGGCGGCTCACAAACGTATGGATATTATCGTAGGTTCACTCCTTATGACCGGAGAAGCAACTGTTAAGAACAAGGATGACAATGCCGGAAGTGTTGACCTGCTTAACATTGAATTGCCGTTCAAGTTCATCAAACCTGATACTGGTGCTAAAGCGAACTTCATCACCTATTTGCAGCAACAGATTAATGCACTTAAAGCGGACTACGGCAATTTCCAGAAGATGATTATGTCACGTGGAACTTTCGTGAAGAATATCATCGGGTCGGCTGAGTTTGGTGACAAGTTCAAGATGCAACTCACCGGCAACGAGATGTATATGTCAACCGGATTGATTAGCTCTCAACTGGCTTCCTCTGTCTTTACAGGCATCGGCCTTCCGGCCATTGAAATCAAGGAAGATTACGTAAAAGACCAGACCGGAAAGAACGTACAGATTTACGCCGACGACCGCATAACCTTACTTCCTCAGGATAAGGTCGGTTATATGCGTTTCCACACTCCGTACGAAGCAGTGGACGGCGTACCTGGACGTAACTACACCCAGGCAGACGGTGATATGCTTATTTCCGGTTACAAGGACAAGAACGGTCGTTATTTGGAATACACTGCAGAGTGGATTCCGCAGATTACGAACCCGAACCTGATTGTGAACTTTGATTTGTCAACCATGAACGAATGACAGTAAACGGCTACATATCACAGAAGTTTCAGACCTTCGGCATCAACTTGTCGGAGGCTGACCTTTTGGAGATAAGTTTGTCTTCAGAAGTAAGCGGAGAGGATGAGATGGGCCCGTCAAACATCGGACTTGTTTCGGTGTCTATGGCGAAGTTCATCCCCTCTCTATTACTCCGTGCCACTTCCATCAGCGAGAACGGTTTCTCTATGTCATGGGATACAAAAGGCTTGAAGGAATACTATTCTTTCTTGTGCAAGAAGTATGGTCTTGAAGACACGCTGTCAGATAAACCTAAAGTCAGATTCCTATGATATTTGCTCCACATACATTACAGGTTAAGGTCTTTACTCCGATGGAAACAGACGAGTTCGGCCGGCCCATTCCCGGAACAGGTGGTGAAAGCTGGCAGGACGTGTGTAGGTGCCGGTGTGACGACAACTCTACCAAAGAGTTTACTTCGGAGAATGGCAAGGTGTACCGACCGAACTATCACGTAGTCTGTGAGAAGAAAACCTCACTGAAGGCTGGTGATGAGGTCAGATGTATGGACGGTAAGAATATCCGTGGAACTGGCAAGGTTTACATGGTGAAGAATACAAACTATTTTGGTTACTCAGAGATATGGCTGTAAAATTTGATTTTTCGGACGTGAATAGCTTTTTCGAGCAAGGCTATGCCGAGGTGAAATCTGTTGAAGATAAAGTTGGCAAGGAAGCTGTCGATTACGCTGTGCAGAATGGCAGTTATCAGAATCGGACCGGCACACTCCGTAAATCAAACAAGTACGCAGTCCAAGATGACGGCTTGGAGTTAAGGAATGAAGCCGAATACGCTTCGTTTGTGGAATCAAAAGGCTACGAAGTCCTGACTGGTGCAGCCCTATACGCTGAGAGACGATTGAAGGAGGAAATAAAATGATAGTAACTACCGACATAGCAAACATACTTTACCGTGATTGCCAGCCTTTCGGAATATCCATTGTTCCCCATGGCAAGAAACTGACTGGCGAATTGAAATCCGAAAGGATCGTCATTCACGCTAAAAAGCAGCAGCCAGAGACATACTGGAAGAAGTCTTTCGCGGAAGTAAACCTTTGCGTTCCTGACTTGAAAGAAGGTGAAGCCAACACCATTCGGCTGAACGAACTCGAGAAACAGGCTCAAGAATTGTTTGACGGAGTGACCGAACGCTATGACGGAACAACCTATCATTATTCCATCGAGTCAATCGGAACTGAGGAGGACACATCCTTAAAGTGTCACTATGTGAATGTAAGAATTTTGTTTGAAGTTTTAAATGTGAAATAACATGGCAGAAGCAAAGAAAGTCACAGCCGCGAATATCAAGAAGCTTTGGTATGGCGAGACAAGCGAGATTACCGCAGATTTGACAGGACAAGCCTTGCATACTCTTTTGCAGGGTGAAGCCTTGAAAGAAATCAAGAATATCCATCAGGATACATGGACGATTGAAGAAGCGGAAGCAAGTCGTACAAACTACAAGAACCAGCTCACGAATCAGACCTACCGAAGTGATAAGGAAATGGGTGATGTTACTGTAAACTTCACTATTGGAGAATACGACTATCCTACTAAGAAAGACCTTATGGGTGGTGACATTATTAACACTGATAAGGGTTGGAAACGAGCAAGAGGCAAGGTAAACATTGAGAAGTTACTTGTTGCTTTGACTGACGATGACCAGTATTGCGTGATTCCACGTGCTGACATCGGTGCACGTGAAGCCACAACAGACAAGGCTGTCGGTATTCCTGTAAGTGCGGTGGAACTGGAACCACAAAATGCAGAAGTTGCACCGGAATACTGGTTTGACTCATCTGAAGTAACAGCAGGTGCTTAATGCCTATCCAATAGGTAGAGATTGAATTCCATAACAGGGGTGGGCTTTATGGCTTCACCCCTTAATTTTTATCTTTTATCAGAATGAATCAAGGAGCAAAAATAGTAACTGAATCCATTATCGGAAGTGATTTCAGAACGGTGTTTGTCGCTGGGAAAGCCTACACGGTCTACCCTCCTACTATCAACAAACTGGCCGGAGCAATCTCCCATTTGTCAGGCGTACAAGAAGCAGACAATTTGAAAGAAGTTCTTCTCTCCCTGGGAGAAAGTGAGGCCTACAGCAGGGCTCTTTCCTGGCTGATAGCTGGTGACGAAAACTTGAGTGAAGAGTTAGCCAAAGGAACATACGAAGAAAACGTAAATGCTTTAGATGAAGCACTCTCTATGATTGACTCAAAGGTTTTTCTCAAAGCTGTCAGCTTGGCGAGGAACGTAAGTCTGCTGGCAGCGAAACCGAGGTCGTAGGAAATGATACTCTCTTGGGACAGATTGCATCGTTCATGGAAAATCTGCATCTGTCATACCGGGAAGTGGTCTATGAGATACCATACAGGAATTTAGTATTAATGCAGCGTGACAAGCTTCATACTGTAACCGGGACAAAAGTCACGAAGGTGAAAGGCAAGGATATGGCTTCACGCAGAAGAAGAAACAAGAAATAGATATGGCTCTATTAGAATGTTAAAAAGCAACAGAAACGTTACTTTTTTACGTTACAAAGCTTGCTTAATAGTAACGAAAATGTTACCTTTGCATTGTCAATTAAAAGTTCTTTGATTTATGAAGTTTTCAGAGTTTTACAAATTGATTGAGTCAGCAGGCTGGACAATCGAAAAGGGAAAGAAACATCACAAGTATGTTCATCCCGACTTTGACTACTTTATCCCTGTAGGCAGACATCCAGCCAAAGAGATACCTAAAGGTACTCTTGACAGCATGATGAAAAAGGCGGGGTTAAAGAAGTAAAAGAACAGCACCCACTTCGGTGGGTGCATTTAATTGACAAAACTTAAAATACACGATTATGAAGAAGATTCAGGCTATTATTGAAAAAGCAGATGATGGAGGAATTTCTATCTATTCTGAAGATGTAAACGGTGCGTATGGCTTTGGGCTTACAGAACAAGAAGCGAAAGAGGACTTTGTTTCTGTTTTAGAGGAACAGGCAGAATATTACAAAGAAAAACATGGTGAATTTCCAAGTTGGTATAAAGCTGGCTATTCTGTGGAGTATGTGTATGACTTAAGTGGATTTTTTGAAGCGTTCCCTTTTATTAATGCAAGTAAGTTTGCAAAGGAAATAGGTATAAATGAATCTGTAATGCGAAAGTATAAAGGAAAGATAATTACAGCATCAGAAAAGCAAAGAGCTATCATACAATCAAAATACAATGAGATACTTAAAAGAATGGCAAATGTCAAGTTTTGATATTCCAGCCGTGAGGCTCTGATATAAATTAAAGAACAAATTGACAATCGGGCGCATCATAATGGTGCGCCTTTTTTGTTCTATTCCGAGATGGAGTCTAATTATTCAAAAATAGAAGTTAAATTACACGACAATTGCCAAGTTGTTTCGTTTTTGATTTCAAAAAGTCTGAATACTATTTGCTTATATCATAATTTTAAGCATTAATATTTAGATTTTTATTTATGGCAACACTCGTATTCCGTGTATCAAGTGACTGGGAACAGGTCGTAAAGCTAAGACAAGAATGTGAAAAGCTGGAAGCCCAACTCAAAAAGATGGACGTGAACAAATCTCCGGCAGCGGCAAGGGCTTTGGAAACCCAATTGGCATCTGCTCGCCAACAAATGATGGGGCTGGTAACCGAGGCGGCTAAAGTTGGAGCTACAATGGAGCGTGATTTCAAAAATGGAATTTACAGCGCTTCACAAACAGTAAACAACCTCTCTGCAAATATTACTTCACAAAGAGGTGTCATTAGGCAATTACAAAATGAGCTTACTTTATTGAAAGAGAAATACCGAGAAACTGTAAAGTCGGGTGGTAATACCAGCGGTATGTCGGAGCAGATAAAAGCTCAAACCGATAAGTTAAGGGAGCAGAAAGATATTTTGTTTGGACTTACTCAACAGCAGGCAGAAGCCCGTCTTTCAGTAAAGAGACTGAAGGATGAATATGCAGCTTTTAAGGAAGAAGCCGGCGAAACGGTCGAAGCAAATGAAAAGATGTCCGTTTCCTTAACCAAAGTACTTGGTGTAATAGGTGGAGTAACTGCCTTGAAAAACTTTGCCACAGAACTTGTCAATGTACGAGGACAATTCCAGCAGCTTGAAATTGCTTTTTCAACCATGCTGAAAAGTAAGGAAAAAGCAGATAAACTGATGTCGGAACTGGTGGATATTGCCGCAAAGACGCCCTTTGACCTTCAAGGGGTGGCATCATCTGCCAAGCAAATGATTGCTTATGGCTCGTCAGCCGAGAATGTGGGTGATGAGCTTGTAATGTTGGGGAATGTAGCCGCCGGTGTTGGCTCCCAGCTTAGTGAAATAGCCTATCTCTATGGCACATTAAGGACGCAAGGAAGGGCCTATGCTGTCGATATTCGTCAGTTTGCAGGACGTGGTATTCCCATCTACGAGGAACTGGCAAAAGTGCTTGGTGTGACAAAAGATGAAGTTTCCGGTTTAGTAAAGGAAGGCAAGGTAGGATTTAAAGAAGTAGAACAGGCCTTCAAAAATATGACTAGTGAATCAGGAATCTATTATAACCTGATGCAAGAACAGTCTAAGTCTCTTACAGGTCAGTTGAGTAACCTTGGAGATGCTTGGGATACAATGTTGAATGAGATTGGAAAAGATACTCAGGGAATTGCTTCTGCAGGTATTTCAGGATTGAAAGGTCTTATTGAGAACTATGAAACTGTTGGTAAGATTTTGATAGGACTGATTGCTACATACGGGACATATAAAACCGCTCTTATTGTAGTGCGAATAGCTCAGGATACATTAACGGCCAGAATGGAACTTGCAATACTGGTTACTAAAGCCCAAATGATAGCACAAAAGGCCTTGAATACGGTTATGAAAGCTAACCCGTATGTCCTGGTAGCTACGGTTCTTGCCGGGCTTGTTGCTACTATGTGGGCCTTTCATGACAGCACAACCGCATCGGAAAAGGCACAGCAAAAATTCAATGAAGAACAAAAGAATTTTGCGAATCTGGAAGAGGAACGCAAGAAAAAGATAGAAGAGCTGATACGTGTTATCCAAGATGAGACAGAAACAGAGTTTTCAAAGATAAAGGCCTATGAGGAACTGCAAAGGTATTCTCCTGCACTTTCTTCTGCTTATACCCGTGAACAACTGGCTGTACTCAATCTTGCAGAAGCAAATAAAGAACTGAATAAGGAACGAGACAAGAACAGTTATGAAAACATACTAAAGAATATACAACAATGGGAGGAGAAAATAAAATCATTAAATGCTTCTTTAAAAAATGCGGGGCAAGGTGCCCCATTAATTGCTTCACAAATAGAATCAGCAAAAGCAAATCTTAACAAGTGGAAATCAGCCCTGAGCGAATATAATCGACTGAAAAAGGAAACAGAGGAAAACTCGAAACCTGTTGAAGTCAAGCTGATGGAAGCAAGAAGTAATCGTGAGCAGATTATACGCGAATACAATATAGCAAGACAAATATTGCAGGAAGAGCAAGAAAAAATTAAGAATTTTCCTTTTGCAACAATTCCTATTGACGTTCAAATACGGTTCAATAATGCGCAAGCAGCGTTAAAAGGGATTGACGGCACCATATCTGGCCTGGAATCGCAAAGAGAAGCATCGGAAAAGTCGTATCAGCAAGCATATAAAGAAGCAAAAGCTGTTTACGAAGCAAAATTAAAGGCTGTAGAGGATGCTAAAAAAGGTACTGAATCTGCTTATAAGAAAGCAGTAGAAGAGTTGGAAGCAGCAGAAAAATCATATAAATCGCTCGGTGGTGTAACAGGAGACAATCTGACCAAACAAGAGAATAATGCGAAGAAAGATGCCGAGCGAAAAAAGAAAGAGCAGCAACAGGTTGCAGAAGAACTCCTTCAGCTTCGCAGAACAAATCAGCAGGAAGAAATCAACCTGATGGAAGAAGGTTCAGAAAAGAAGCGCAGACAGATTGAACTGGATTACCAGCGAGAAATCGATGAAATTAGGAAACAGCGCAAAAAATGGGAAGATGCGCAAGGAGGAAAGCTTACGTCTGAACAGCGGGAAGTATTAGGAAGTCGTGCGTCTAATGTCATGCAGTCACGTGAAAAAGGTCTGGCCGAAATTACAGAAACTGAAAATCAAGCTGCAATCGAGGCCAACGAACGTTACCTGAAAAGCTACGGTACATTTATGCAGAAACGTGATGCAATCATAGCTGAGTACACCCGTAAAATCTCGGAAGCCACTACTCAGGGAGACAAGGACATACTCCAGAAAGAAATGGATAAAGCCCTCTCCTCTCTTGATCTTGAGAAGCTGAAACAGGGAATCAACTGGGAACTTATCTTCGGTGACTTGGACAAGGTATCCAAAGAATCCTTGAACAAGGTAAAGCAGCAGCTTAGGGAGTTCAAGAACTCAGATGAATACAAGAACATGGCCGTTGACCAGAAGAAGGTCGTTGACGAGGCGTTGAGCAACATCCAGTCAACTCTTATCGATAAAGGAGGATTGCTGGCCGACCTACCCGAACAGTTAAGCGAATTGGCCAAGGCACAGGAAGAGCTGTCACAAGCTCAGGAGGAATACAACGAAGCCATGAGAAGCGGAACAGATGAACAGAAGGAAGCTGCCACGAAGAAACTGAATGATGCCCAGAAAAGACAGCAGAACGCTCAGGTCAATGTACAAAAGTCGACAGATAAAACGACAAGCAACCTTGTCACATTGTCGAACGTCATTACCCAGCTTGGTTCAAATTCTGAAATTTCACTCTCTCAGGTCGGTGATTTGGCCGGAAATATAGTAGACATATTTGCAGAAGAGAGCGAGAAACTTGGAGGTATAATTGGAGCTGCATTTTCTCTTTTAGATGCTATCGGGACACAGGGGCTGGATGGTTTCGTCAGTAACATATTCAGTAGTGTCTTTAAGTCTGTAGGTGGAATATGGGATACTTTGACTTTCGGCGGATTCAGCAAACTCTTCGGTATTGGAGGAAACGAAAAAGAGGTGCAGGATACCATCAACAGACTCACGGACAGAAACGAAAAGCTGCAGTCTGCCATCGAATCCCTTACGGAAGAAATGAAGTCCAGCAAGGGAAGCGAGAAATCCGTAGCAGAGTACAATAAAGCCATCAAGTATCAGGAGGAATACAACAAGAATGTCCTTGCAAAAGCGGAGGCAAATGCTGGCTATCACAGCAGCCATCATAGCTGGGCCTATTACATGGGCTGGTCGGAAAGTGACATACAATGGATTCGAGAAAATGTCATGGCAGAATTCACAGGTACAGATTCCTTGTGGCAGATGTCGCCGGAGCAGATGGACTTATTACGTCAGAATGTAGACTTGTGGCAGAAAATGGCCGATTCAGGGAAAGGAGGCTATGGAAATAGTGTCGTTGATGCACTAGGTGAATATGCAGATCTGGCTGGAAACCTCGAAGAACTGAAAGAGGGACTTTTCGAACAGCTTACCGGAATAAGTTTTGATTCCATGTATGATAGTTTCATCGATACCCTTATGGATATGGATGCATCGGCGGAAGATTTTGCGGATAACCTATCCGAATACTTTATGCGTGCCATGCTTTCAGATAAAATCGGTAACATGTACAGCCAGAAGCTGGAAGACTGGTGGAACAGATTCGGTGAAAGTATGAAGGACGGAAACATGAGTGAGAGTGAACGTAATTCACTCCAAAACGAATATATGGGGTACGTGAATGAAGCATTGAAACTACGGGATGAACTTGCCGCAGCTACCGGATACGACAAGGCTGGCAGCAGTTCCCAGCAGTCGGCCTCCAGCCGCGGATTCGGTACGGAAATGACGCACGAGGATGCCGGGGAACTGAGCGGGCGGTTTACTGCCGTGTATGAGTCAAATCTTCGCATTGAGACAGCAGAGCAGCAGCAGACCGTGGCCATTACAGAACTGCGAGGTTCCATTAGTGCCTTGACAGCACAAGCTACCGGAATGTACAACATTGCCGACGAGACACGTACCATTCTGGCCAATTCCTATCTGGAGTTGCAGCAAATCAGAGAGAACACGGGAGAAATTGTCAAACCAATCAAACAAATGCAGGCTGACATCGCCGAAGTGAAACGTAATACAGCAAGACTATGACAGGAGATTTATTTATCAACGGGAAAGACGCACTGGAAACATGGGGCGCCCGTATGGGAAACGGTTTCCTCGATGCCATCGACGGGTTCAACGAAATGAAAGACTACATTGAGAACGAAAGCCGATTGGAACATGGCAAACGTGTGATAACAGACAACGCAAAAGTGGATTCGCGCGAAATCACTCTTCAGTTCACCATTGAAGGCAGTTCGGAAAGTGATTACCGAAGCAAGAAGAAAGCCTTTCAGACAGAGATGGAGAAAGGAGCAGTAAATATCAAGGTACCGGTACTCGGAAATGAGGTTTACAAGCTGGTTTACTTGGGGAAAAGTGTTTCATACGGGTTGAGTTTAGACCGCTGTTTTGGTAAGATTTCGAGCAAGTTCGAGGAACCGAATCCTACTCCAGAAGGTAGATTATAGAGGTGGTCATTCCACCTCTATTTTTAACTTCTTGCCACAATGTGGGCAAGTTATATATTTTGTATGTGATTGGAATAAATCCGATATATCAACTTCTAAAGCATCGGCTATACATTGTAGAGTATCAAGTTTAGGGTTCCCATTTATTGCAGAATAAAGGGATTGATATGTAATACCTATTTTCTTTGCTAACGTTTGTTGTGTAATACCTTTTTCTTTGCATATTTCTGATATTCTTAGCATAACATTATGTTCTTATATGTGACACATGATGCAAAGATAATAAAATAATATTCCGCTCTTATAAAATAGACATAAAATAGCATTTAAATATTATATATAAATTATTGGGTATATGCAATTATAATGTTATATTTGCAGTAAAATATAAGAGTATAGTATTATGAAAAAAGATTTAACAGGAAGAAAATTCGGGATGTTAACCGCTATAAGAGTTGTGGGCAGAAATAAACATAATATATTAATATGGGAGTGCAAATGTGATTGTGGTAATATAAGTTATCCCACATCCAATTCATTACTTTCAGGTAATACTAAAAGCTGTGGATGCGTTACAAGGAGAAAAAGTGGAGAAAGATTTAGAAAAATGAATGTAACGCACCAGCAAACGTATACAAGACTATATCATACATGGTGTTCTATGAAAAGCAGATGTTATCGTAAATCCAACGACCATTATAAATCATACGGAGAAAGAGGAATAACAATGTGTGATGAATGGAGAAATAATTTTGAAGCATTTTATGAATGGGCTATAAGAAATGGATATTCTGATAATCTCACAATAGATAGAATAGACAATGATAAAGGATATTATCCAAATAATTGTCAATGGATTTCTTTTTCTGATAATACAAGAAAGAAAAGAAACACTGTGTTTTTAACAGTAAATAATGAGAATAAATCTATTCGTGAATGGGGAAACATTTTGGGTGTGTCACATTCAACCGTCCGGTTATTTTATAAAAGATATGGTGCTTTAAAAACCATAGAGGCTATAACAAAATCAATTCAGAATAAGGATAAGAGATTTATTTATGTGAAATATTATATAGATAGGAGCGAATAACGAACATTTCCTTTATTGTTTCAAATGGAAGTCCGGATTTTTAGGGCTTCCATTTTCTATTTATGAACTTTGGGGATATGATTGAAATTAAGGACATATCCGGGAAGACAAGGTTTTCCACCTCCATCAACAAGGGAGCCAAGGGGAAGTTTACACTGATGAAAGAGGACTATATCATCCTCCCATTTTCGGTGCCCACTCCCATTCCTTTCAAGCTGGGCGACTACGTGGACCTGTCCGGCGTATTGGATGAGTCACTCGGCGGAAAGCTGGCGAAAATCTATGAGATAACTGACCTTCAGAAGCCGACCTATAACTCTTCCACCGGAGGGTATGACTACGAGCTTCAGATGAACGCCTACTACTGGAAGTGGAAGAACAAGATTTTCAAGTACACGCCGGAGCATGCAGGAAATGAAGCGTCATGGTCTCTTACTGCATCCCTTGATGTACAACTTGGTGTGTTTCTTCGTAACCTAAAGGCTTTAGGATATACCTATAAAGGAACAGACTTCACTTTCAGCATAGACGATACCGTAGAAAACAAGGCCGTAGCGATGACTTACGACAATATGAACCTGTTGGATGCCTTGTTTTCTATGGCGGGTGAGGATAAGTGGAACTGCGATTGCTGGATAACGGACAACGTGATTCATTTTGGGCGAAATGAGTTCGGAGATGCCGTTAAAATTGAGCGTGGTGTCGAAGCGTCGTCTATCACCCGCAGCGAAAGTCAGGGCACTTATGCCACCCGCATCTATGCTTTCGGTTCAACGAAGAATATCCCCACGAACTACCGTCCGACCGACGAGCAGACCGTGGTGAACGGTGTGGTCCAGAAGCGGCTTATGCTCCCTTCTGGAACCCCTTACCTTGACGCATACGAAGGAATGTCGCAGGAAGAAGCCATCGAGGACGTGGTAGTATTCGATGACGTCTATCCTCGTCGGGTTGGCACTTTATCCGACGTGCACACCCGCACCGAGGAAGTTGAGAATGAGGACGGCACAAAAGAGACCGTTACCTACTATCGTTATAAGGACACCGGGCTGGAGTTCAAGGAGGAGTATAAGTTAGAAGAAAATCTTAAAATCAGATTCCAGTCAGGTTTGTTGAATAGGCTGGAATTTGAGGTGCTATTCAACCCTTCACCCAAGGATGAGACCCGCGGTGAACAGCTTTGGGAAATTGTCAGGAACGAAAACTACGGCCGTCCGTTGCCGGATGATATGATGTACCCTGCCGACGGTGACGAGTATATCCTTTCCGGATTCGACATCCAACTTGTTTCCGACCAGTATATCCCTGCCGCAGAACGGGAACTGAAGGAGAAGGCGCAGAAGTATGCCGACAAGGTGAAGAAGGACGACGGTACCTATCCTACAACACTACGAAGTGATTGGGTTCATGAAGACCCGATTTCTCGCACGTTCGAGTTCGGGCAGAGAATCAATCTGGTTGACGATACCTATTTCGAGAATGGTCGCATCTCACGTGTCTTGGGCTGGGAAATGAACTTGGATATCCCTTGGGACAGCCCGGTATATACCATCGGTGAGAGTATGCCCTACTCACGTATCGGAGAAATCGAAGACAAGGTTGACTCCCTCACCTATAAGGGACATACATACACTGGAGGCGCCGGCGGAGTATATCTTATTAAGGTGAATGACAGCACTGCTGCCAGTGACAGCAATGCCTTCTCTGCACTACGTTCGATAAAAGAATTTGTTAGCAAGAGAAGAGAAGATACTGCATACGGAAAGATACATTTCCTGCAAGGTGCAGACTTCGGAAACTATAACGTTGGCGAAAGCGGCGGAACAGTGGATAGCGAAGGCAATGCAGAGTGGCTTACTGCCGTTATCCGTGAACTATTGCGCTCCGTCAGGTTTGTCGACGGTATGACCGGCGAAGGATGGAGGTTATGGATGGATGCACTGACAGGACTGAGCAATCTGACAATTGACAAGGTGACTATCCGACAGACACTGGTTGCCTTGGAGCTGCTCATACAGAAGGTACGCAGCATTGGCGGTCAGTTTGTCATCAGTGCGGCCAGCGGAAAGATTAAGACTGTTACGAGGGACGGAGACAACTATAAAATCACATTCGAGCAGGACAATGAGTTCGTTGCTAACGACCTGATGCGCTGTGCAGAGTTCACCGGCGCATCCCTGCGAGGCTATTGGGTAGAAGTCTCTTCATCTGATGGTAATGGCATCACTATACCCGTCAGAGAGTTTGGTGGCGTGGAACCGAAGGAAGGAGACGAATGTGTATTGATGGGAAACACGCAGAACCGTCTACGCCAAAACCTGATTTCCATTGCGGCCACCGAAGACGGACAGCCGCGTGTGGACGTACTGGACGGTGTATGCGAAAAGAACTTCAACGGATGTCTGCGTGTTCGTCTTGGTAATCTTGACGGAATCAGTGACAGCAGGTTCCCGGCAGACAATCAGCCGCACGGTAACGGGTTGTATGGTGATAATGTGTACCTGATGGGGACGTTCGTTCTGACTACCGGAGAGGACATCCTGACTCGTTTTGAAATAACTGAAGGAAAAATCCATTCAGCCGTGGAAAGCTTGCGCAAGGAAATACGCGAAGAACAGAGCTATCTGGACAACAGCAGTTTTGCCGACGGCATGGACAAATGGAAGACGGGCAGCAAGGCTACGCTGTTCACCCTGGGCGGACGCTGGATCTGGGCGAACGGCGGTCCTTACGGTACGAAGCCGGACGGCCATGCCGAGATACGGACCGACGGCAAGGTGCCTTATGCCTATATCCGGAACAGCTATATCATGCAGAAACTGGAGGACTTCCGGCTGGTACCGGAGTACCGGCAGACGAACAGCCAGGGCGAACGGGTGCCCGGCGTGGTGTATCTGTCGTTCAGTTACCGGGTAGTCAAGGCCGGACGGTTGAAAATCGAATTTGTGGGTGCTGACAAGACTGGGTTTGAAAACTTCAACATGTTCGGCCATGAAGAAGACCTGCCCGTTGGCGGCGAGAAGATGTTCACGCTGGACGGCCTTTGGAACGGTACGGGAGACTTCAAGCTGTCGTTTACGGGCGTGATTTACATTTCGCTGCTGGTATTCTCTACCAACAAGGCGGATGCACTGGCCTATAAGTACCGGACGCTGTTTGAACAAAGCGACCGGCTGGTGAAGATTTCAGCGGCGGTGTTTGACAAGGACGGTGAAGCTCTGAAAGAAACCGGACTGGTGGTGAAGCCGGAGGGAAGCGGTATCTATATGCAGACCGCAGACGGCAAGCTGGCCCTTATCGGGGTTGGCCTGGAAGAGGAGGACGAGTACGGCCATACGCGCACCGTCGTCAAGCTGACAGGTGACAACATCCGGCTGGAGGGTGACCTGACGGCCAACGGCACGTTTCATGTGGACGAGGACGGGGCTGTGCATGCCAACAAGGGTACGATAGGTGCTTTCAGCATGAACGGATACTGGCTGGAAAACACGGACGGAAACGAAGCAGCGGTCAGTATAAAGAGTTATCATACCGAGTATTCCCATGACGGAGAAATCAAGGTGCTGGACAATGAGGCATCTTTGGGCAATACGCTGCCTGCAAACGCAGGAGTGCAGACAAACGCCATGTTCCGTAGCATTGGCAAGGACACCAACGGAAATGCGGCCATTATCCTTCAGGCCAGGAACTGTACCCGGAATGTGTGGGCCGGCGGTCTTGCGAACCTGGCCGTGGATGCCGAGGGCGGTTGCCGGTGGCGCATGAACGAGGGTGACCACTGGTGTATGCCCGGTTTCCTTCTATGGCTTCATATCGACGTTTCCCGTGACTTCAAGCTCACGACACAGACTTTCGGTAACGGGCTGGAAATGTACAATGTGAATGTCGTGCAAAATGAGAACAACCAGAGAGGGCAGAACTATGTGTACGTATATTTCTACTGCAAGCACGACCGGGTCCGAATCTCTGCCATCTCTGAAGGGCAGGACTGGGAAGAGTCCGGTAAGTGGGGGTTGACCCCCTGCTGTGAGGGTATCTATACCGACAAGGTGGCCAGTAACGGCCTGACTCGGAAAAAAGCCGTATTCTCCTTCTGGAAAGGCGGTGACAAGTTTGTCCCCAACCATGCGACCTTTTTCTTTTTCGGGGAGCCGAGTGACGGACTGGAATATTAACGATAAAAACGAATGAGTATGGCAGAAATGACGCAAGAAGAACTGGTTCAGGAAGTGCTGGACCGTGTGCTTCAGTCCTCTACCGGTGTGGAGGATCTGGAAACCGTCACCTCGCTGAGCGGTGTGAAATCACTGCCCGGCGAGAAGGACGGAAAGATGGTGAACGTCCCCCTGGAACTGATAGGGAAACCTGCGAGCGATGCCGCCGCCCGTGCCGAGGCTGCCGCCAAGAAAGCGGAAGGAGCCGTAGCCGGACTGGAGGAAAAGACCCAGGCCGCCACGGAAGCCGCAACCAAGGCCAACGAAGCGGCAGCCAAGGCAGAAAATGCCGCAGCCAAGGTGGAACAGACTACGGCAGCAGCCGTCGGCGGGGCTACTGCACGCTTTTCCTCATGGATGGAAACCGGGAACGTTTTACCTGACAAGTGTACCAAGCCGGGCGGCAGCGTGGTGTATGTGGCCGGTGCCGGGAAATTTGCCTACCACATGGACTCCACCCTGTACGGGGACTGGGACGTGGCGGGAGTACCCCCTGCCGGCATGTTCATGAATGCGGACCGGACAGCCATCCTGCCGGACAAGCTTTACCTGCTGGGCGATGCGATATATACCGGCACGGGAGGCGCTCTGAAACTTCTGGCCTACCGGCATGAGGTGATGAGCGAGGAAGCCTATGAGGCACTGCAGGACAAGGATGCGAATACGCTGTATCTGATTTATGAGGAGGAGTGACGATGATAACCATAGGCGGTAAGGAAATAACGGCTGCGTATGTGGGAAAACGTGCCCTGTCGGCTGTCTATGCCGGGGCAAGGCTGGTATGGTCTGCAATCAGCAGCTGTTTCGGACTTGGATACTGGAAAGGCGACGAGCCGTGGAACGGGTCGGACGCATGGAACGGTAGCAGTAAAACTGATAAATGAATGATTATTATAAAAGGACAGTATTATGGCAAAAAGGAAAATAAGCGGAATCATCAACGCGACTGAACATCCGATGAATCTTGAAACACCATGGAATCAGAAACAGCCGGACGGCACCTATCATGCCTATGCAGGCGATGACATCGAAGCGTTCCTGAAGAAGGAACTGTCAAACCGTACCCCTACCGAGGAACTGGTGAGCGGCGAGACGAAACCTCCTACATCCGGAACGGTGTTCGATGCGATGGTGGGTACGGTGACGGACGTGGATGTGCAGGACAGCGAGGACGGCACTCAGTATGTGATGACGGTGAAGCAGAAGGATAACCAGGGTGGCGAGAGCTCGAAGGAAGTGCGCTTTTCCAAGTACACGGATGACGACAAGGTGGTGGTGAACATCGACCTGACGGACAGTGGCGGCGCGGGACTTCCCTCGCAGCAGTACCTGGCACTGGGAAGCGGCTTTGTGGTGAAATACTCCGTGGGTGTGGGTACTGCCGGTGGCGGTACGGTGGACGGCTACAGCGACCTGAAAGCCCGCGTAATCGTGAAACGCGGTTCGACCGTGATCAGTGAGTTCCAGGATGCGGAATTTGTGGGTGTGACAGCCGGACAGAGCTACACCTTTGACGCATCGCCCTACCTGACGGATGCCACCGCCTATACCGTGCAGGTGGAGGCGCAGGCTACCTACCAGGGCGGCATGCTGATGAAGACGGCCACGGCCAAGGTGACCATGGTGGCCATGACGCTGGAGACGACTTACTCGGTGGGCAACGGACTGGCCGACGGCGGGTACCGGAACGACGTGAACATCCCCTTTACGGCCAAGGGTACGAGCGGCGAGAAGAACATCTACTACCGTGTGAACGGCGGACAGGCCTTTACCCTTGGTCTTTCGGCCGGCAGCGGGGTGCAGCAGAAGAACGTGACTATCCCGCTGACGCAGATGCAGGAAGGTACGAACGTGGTGGAAGCCTACGCACAGCATGAGAACTCCGGTGTGGTGAGCCGGGTGCATTACATTACGCTGCTGAAGGCAGGCGGAGGTGTGACAGCGTATGCCGGCCTGATGTTCAGCCACCGGGCAGCGGGGTTCCAGCGTGACTGGAAACACCCGGTGCTGGAGGCAGAGCAGTTCACGGCATGGAGCTTTTCGTATGCCGGCTATGACCGCGATGCGTACACGGCCCGCGTGAAAGTAACGAACCAGGGCAGTGTGGTGAAGGAAGACCTGCTGCAGCGCGGCGAGACCGGAAACTATGGGCGGACCAACGTAAATGTGGAACCGCTGGACTACCGTGTGTCGTGCGGTGATGCCGTGCTTGAGGTGAGGGTGAACACCACATCGCACCCCGACATTGAAGCTACGCTGGCACCGGATGCGGTGTGTACGTTTGATGCTTTCGGGCGAAGCAACACGGAAAACAACCCGGCAAGCTGGGTGAGCGGTGACAAGCGCATGGAGTTCCGGGACGTGCTTTGGAGCGTGAACGAATACGGGGCAGGAAGCGGCTGGCACAAGGACCGCCTGCTGCTGGCCGGCGGTGCAGGCATGACCCTGACCGCTGACGGTGGGTACCGCCCCTTCAACGAGGCGGACAAACCCGAAGGCTTTGCTATTCGTGATGTGGGCATGACGCTGGAGATAGAATACAGCACGGCGAACGTGACGGACACGAATGCGGAACTGATCACCTGCCTGGGGCAGCTGGACAACGGCAACCGGTACGGGCTGATTGTGACTCCGGAAGAGGCCAAGTTCCTGACCGGTGTGGTGACCGAGGCGATGGATGCCGGACAGGTGCTGCGCTATGAGGACTCGGTGGGTACCAAGTTCCAGCCGGGCACGAATATCCGCATTACCTACGTGTTCTATCCGAACGTGCAGACCAACGAACAGCGCACGCTGATCGGTTTCTATGTGAACGGTGAAGAGTCGGCTGCTTCCAAGTGGCTCGACAAGGTGAATTTTGACATCCAGAGCCAGCTGGAGTTCAAATCGGCAGGTGCCGACCTGAACGTGAAGAGTGTGCGCATCTACAACAAGGCGCTGACCTCTGACGAGGTGCTGAACAACTACATCGTGGACCGCAACCACCTGGAAGATGCCGACGGGGAACCGGGCGTGCGCTCGCTGGATGAGGACAACCGCGTGCTGAACGAGGGGGACACGGTGAGCATGGAGAAACTGATGGGACTGATGAAGAAACGCCGGAACTCGATCCTGGTACTGATAGGCACGGGCAGCGTGGGCAGTGAAGTGCCGAGCGAGAGCGACACGCTGAACGTGATGGATGCGCTGGCCCAGCTGAACAACAAGAAGGCCAACAAGCTGTGCCGGGAAGTGAGATTCTACAACGGCGAGAACCGGGCGCTGGACTGGATAGCCCGTGACATATATCTGCGCATCCAGGGTACCAGTTCGGTGAACTATGCCCGCAAGAACCTGCGCTTCTACTTCCAGAAGACAGCCAGCGGATATACGGCACGGATGAGCTACGGCGAGATAGACGGCAACGGGCAGCAGAGCAATCCGACAGCTACGGAGGGCAAGAAGAACCTGTTCCGGTTGCGGGGCAACTCGGTGGGCGCGAAACTTGCCTGTGCGAAATGTGACTTTTCCGACTCCTCCATGACGACCAACACGGGCGGTGCGAAGTTCATTCATGACGGCATGAAGGAAATGGGAATCCTGACCCCTGCCCAACAGTATGCCGCCGACCATGCAGATACGTGCAAGGAAGATATACGCTCGGCCATTGACGGCTTGCCCTGTGACCTGTTTGTGGCCAAGAGCGTGGATGAGGATCTGACCTATTACGGCCAGTATAACATGAACAACGAGAAGAGCGACAGCTACCCGATATTCGGTCAGGACAAGACTATCGGCGGCGAGCAATGGGGAACCGGCGACACCCTGAACTACCTGCAGGCGAACGGCGACCAGCCGAAGGAATACCTGCCCATCTGCATCGAGACGCTGAACAACTCGAATGACCTGTGCCTGTTCCGCTGGCTGCCGTCCACGGAGCCCGACCATACGGACTTCATGGATTTCAACTTTGACGGCGGTTTCGAGTTCAACCACCCGAAAGACGTGTTCTGGAACGACGGCGGTGGCGATGCCGAAGAAGAACCGAACATCAAGGAACACTTGGGCACCGGTGACAAATATGACAAGATGTACAAGGCCCTGGACCGCATGATGGGCTTCCTGTACAGATGCGTGAAGGAAACGCCTGCCGGCAAGAATCTGACCTATAACAGGGAGTCGCACACGTTTGACGGGGTGGACTATGAGGATGACGGCAACAGGTTCCCGACCGCGAAATGGGTGAGCCCGACCTTCAGGGAGGAAGCGGGGAAGTATTTCAACCTGCCCAATCTGGCTGCCTACTACCTGTATGTGCAGTTCAACCTGGGCGTGGACCAGCTGGCAAAAAACATGCTGGTGCGGACGTGGGACGGTGTGATGTGGTGGATAACCTATTACGACGGGGACTGCCAGCTGGGTTCGGACAACAAGTCGTTCCTGACCGGTAAGTATGACGACAACCGGCAGACGAAACGCGACGGTGCCTACGTGATGCAGGGGCACAACAGCTGGCTGTGGAACCTGATACTGGGCAATATGGGCAATCTGCTGGAAGAAGTAATGACCAAGGGCGTGAACGGCGGAACCAGCTTCATGAGTGCCTTCAGTATCCAGAAAGCCATTGACCATTTCGATACCGAGCAGATGAAGAAGTGGTGCTCGCGCCTCTATAACAAGTCCGGCATATTCAAGTACGTGTATCCGTTCCTGAACGAAATGCCGGTGGGTGCGGACGGTGCGAAACAGACCTATCCGCAGATCTACGGTCTGAAGGGTTCGTTGAAAGCGCACCGGAACTACTTCATCCAGCGCCGGTACGACCTGAAGCAGGTGGAGTACGGCTATGTATCTACGCTGGGTGCCCAGTTCTACCAGAGTACGGCATCGCTGGACAAGGCTTATAAGCTGAAACCGATGCAGTACCGGCTGACCATCCCGTACCGTGTGCAATTGTCCACCAGTAACGGCGTACAGGCTGACAGCGGTGTGGTGGATGCGGACGTGCTCCATTCCCTGCAGCTGACCCGTTCGTTCGGCGAAAATGACCCGCTGAAGATTATCGGTGCAGCCAAAATCAAGGAGCTGGTGTGGCATGAAGATGCGTTCGCCATCGGGTTCAACTTCGGTCTGCTGACCTCACTGGTAAAACTGGACATGAGCGTGGAGAAAGCCAGCGGGTACCGGAACGGCTCGTTCATGGCTTCGACGAACGGGATGCTGCTCCTGGAAGAAGTGAACATGCGGAATAACCTGCTGGGCCGGAACGGGGACAACGGAAACGTGGCCACCCTGGATTTGAGCTGGCAGGGACGCCTGAAGAAACTGGACGTGAGAGGTACGGGGCTGACCCGTGTGAAACTGGCCACCGGTGCGCCCGTTGTGCAGTTATGCCTGCCGGACACGATTGAGGAACTGTTCCTGGAGTATCTGACCAAGCTGCAGGACAGCGGCCTGGTGCTGGATGGCATCAACAACGTACGCGGCTACCGCTATACGAACTGCCCCGGCATCGACGGGTTTGCCATGCTGGAACGCCTGCACCAGGCCAGACTGAACGGCAGCGGCAAGCTGGAGCGCTTCGTGCTGGAGATAGACCGGGAAGACGACGGAACCCTGCTGAAGAAGTATTACGACTACGGAACGTATACACAGACGGGTGCCGTGGATGACCGGCATTCGGGACTGAGGGGCAAGCTGACCCTGACGAAGTATCTGGCCGATGAGGAACTGGAGAAGTATGCCGCCCGTTATCCGGAACTGACCATCAAGCAGCCGCCCTATACGATGATCGAGTTTGACGACAGCGTGGCCGACGATGCCAATGTTTCGAACCTGGACAACAAGACGGGGTACAAATTCGGCAATACGTACAAAATGAGCGGGCATGTGAATGCCATCCTGTCCAAGCGCCACCGCGTATTGGCCAAGGTGACGAAGATGCCCACGAGCCGGAAGGTGGAGATAGCCGGGCAGCAGGTGGAAGTGAACAACCCGGACGGGGAGATGACCTATTTCCCCCTGCATGACGAAAGCTCGAACTTCTATGCCGATGCGGAGGATATGAACGACTGTACGGTGGCGAAGCTGGACGGCAGCGAGGGAGACTGGATGATGTATGAGCCGTTTTACTGGAGCAAGGGTATCAATGACTATCTGAACAACAAGAAGTATGCCTGCTACAGTAGCTACCCGGAGGATGAAATGCCCCCTGTTCCGGAGGCGACGGTACTGACGCTGGATGCCATCAAGGAAACGCATGGCGGCTGGCTGGGTGAACGCAAGATCATGAGCGGAAAGCCTACGTTGATGGAATCCTATACGACTGACAAGGCTTATTCGGTATGTAAGGTGGATGTATCCGGCTACAGACGTGTCCGCTTTCCGAGCGTTCCCGGTACGGGGCTTATCGGCAGTGTGTTTGTGGATGATGCAGGAAACATCCTGAAGAGTATTGTGGTGCCGACCATCGGCTTGAAGTTTGAGGCCGGCATGTATCTGATAACAGACGTTCCGGAGCGTGCGACCGCCCTGCATTTCTCCATTCTGAACACGGCTGAGTTTGACTGCGTGGTGCTGAGCCACAGCGACAAGATAGAGGACATGGAACCGGATTGGGTGGCCAATGAGGAGCATCTGTGTGCCGTTGTGGGCAGTTCGGTGGTGGGCAGTAAACTGCGTGCCTGCATCACCGGAGCTTCGACCACGGCAAGTATGACCTGGACGGACTTCCACTACTACAGCCAGCAGCGGGGTATGCAGCAGATAGATGCGCTGATGCACAGCCGCATCGCGAACCTGAGCTATGCAAAGTACGGGCGCAGGGATATGCAGGAACAATGCGGTGCCGGTCAGCATAACAATAACCGCACAACAGGCGGAACGGCCGAACACGGGATGACAGACACCATCGGCTACGATGAAGCGTATGTCATTAACAACAAAATCACGAATTCGCTGATTGACGGCCTGGTGCACCAGTATGCCTGGTATAAGAGTCGGGACGAATACGGACAGGCGACTGTGGTGCAGGTGAACAATATCTGCTGCCTGGGCTATGAGGACATCTACGGCAACAAGTATGACATGATGGACGGCGTGGATCTGCCGAACGACAGCGGCAATGTGGGCAAATGGCGAATCTGGATGCCGGACGGCACGGTGCGCTGGGTGCAGGGCAAAACGGCCAGTGACCAATGGATAACAGGCGTGGCACACGGCAAGTATATGGACCTGGTTCCGGTGGGTAATCTGAACGGATCGTCTTCTACCTACTATACCGATAAGTACTGGATAAGCACCGCTATATTCCGTGTGGTCTATCGCGGGTTCTGCTATGCGAGCGCGAATGGCGGTTTATCGTATGCGAGTGCGAATTACGATGCTACGAATGCGAACACGAATGTCGGCTCGCGTCTGGCCTTCCGCGGAAAACTCGTCAAAGCGTCGAGCATCGTGGCGTATAAGTCGTTAAGCGAAAAAGCGTGAGCGTAGCGAAATATTTCCGGCGAAGCCGGTCGATTTTTTGATAAATGGCCAACTATGCCATATTGTGGTGATACAATAGCGTTTTTGTTTGGTTTGTGAAGATATTGCTTACCTTTGTACCAGAAAGGCGGCGTCTCCCAATAGGCCGTGTGGTCTATCGCGGGTTCTACAATGCGAGCGCGAATGGCGGTTTATCGTATGCGAATGCGAATAACGATGCTACGAATGCGAACACGAATGTCGGCTCGCGTCTGGAATTAATAAATCGGCGTACAGCGCCGGGGACGTGTCCCCAATGCGGTGCCGAGGGAGATAAGCCACAGCAACAGCGCATGGCCTGTTCGGCCAGTAAGTCGGAAAGCTGAAAAATCACGTGGCGGGTGGAGTTTGGTAGGCCCTAAATGGGTTCGAAGAAGTCAGGCCCGGAGGAAGGAAGGCCTATACCTTCCATAAAAACAAGAAATATGCGCAGAGAAGGTTACATTGTAGAAGAGGTTGCAGATTATTCCAATATGTCATCCTCGTTTGACCAGGTCCTACGCGGTTCCAACCGTAAAAATAGCCGCCAGGGACGCTATCTGCTTGCGCATAGGGAGGATGTCATTAAGGAACTTTCCGGTCGGATAGTATCCGGTACCTATACCGTAAAGGACTACCGTGAGCGCACTATATGTGAAGGTGGAAAAATCCGACGGATACAGGTTCTGACGATGAAAGACCGCATTGCCGTTCATGCAGTCATGTCTGTTGTTGACCGGCATCTGAAAAAACGGTTCATAAGAACGACCTCCGCCAGTATTAAGAATCGCGGTATGCACGACCTGATGGCCTATATTCGCCGCGATATGTGTGAAGACCCGGAAGGTACACAGTATTGTTACAAGTTCGATATCTCCAAGTTCTATGAGAGTGTTGGACAGGATTTCGTGATATATTGTGTCCATCGAGTTTTTAAGGACCATAAGCTCATCTCCATGCTGGAGAACTTCACCCGTCTCATGCCAAAGGGCATCAGCATCGGGCTTCGCTCCTCGCAAGGGCTGGGCAACCTGCTTTTGTCTGTATATTTAGACCATTATTTGAAGGATAAGTACGGTGTCCGTCATTTCTACCGATATTGCGATGACGGTGTCGTGCTTGGTGAAACGAAAGAGGAATTGTGGAAGATTCGTGATGCTGTTCATGGGCAGATGAACTCTATCGGGCTTACTATAAAGCCAAATGAAAGAGTGTTCCCCGTGGACGAGGGAATAGACTTCCTTGGATATGTGATTCGCCCGGATTATGTCCTGCTGCGTAAACGTATCAAACAGAAGTTTGCCCGAAAAATGCACGAGGTCAAGTCGAGAAGAAGGCGTCGTGAACTGGTAGCGTCCTTTTATGGGATGGCAAAACACGCCGATTGTAATAAGTTGTTTTATAAATTAACAGACAAAAAAATGAAATCATTTAAAGATTTGAATGTTTCGTACAAACCGGAAGACGGAAAGAAACGCTTCCCTGGATCGGTTGTCAGCATCCGGGAATTGGTAAACCTGCCTATCATAGTCAAAGACTTTGAGACGGGTATTAAAACAGAACAGGGTGAAGACAGATGCATTGTCGCCATTGAGAAGAACGGCGAAGCATGTAAATTCTTCACAAACAGTGAGGAGATGAAAAATATCCTTGCTCAAGTCAGAGAAATGCCTGACGGTTTTCCTTTTGAGACTATTATCAAAAGCGAGACTTTCGGCAAAGGTCGAACCAAATATGTTTTTACATGACATGAAACGAGTAGAAGGAAGTGCCGGAGTGTCGTTGCTGGAATGCACGAACCCGGTAAAAAATAAGTGGCGCGTCCGTTGGGACGTGGAAACGAATGAGGACGGCTCAGCTTCCTATATGGAAGAGGAGCTTGACCACAAACCGGATGCGGAGGAAATTCGCTTGCTTGTATCTAAATGGTACAATGACGAAACAGACGAACGTATTCTGTCCGGATTTGAATATGATGGTCAGTCTGTATGGCTGTCAAGTGAGAACCAGTTCAATTACAAAGCTGCTTATGACCTCGCTGTACAGACGAACGGACAGAATCTTCCTGTGACGTTCAAGTTCGGTGCGGGAGATGCTCCGTATTATCGGACATTCGATACGTTGGAAGAGCTTCAGAACTTCTATATGAAGGCAATGAGGCACATACAGGACGCCTTGTCGGAAGGTTGGAAAAAGAAGGATTTCTTGAATGTAAACTTATATTTTACATAATATTGCAGATAATATATTGATATTGAAAGAATAAACAATATATTTGTAAACGTAAATTTGTGAGAAGCCCATGAGCTTTATCCTTATCGGATGAGGTTCATGGGTTTTTTGTTTAATATAAAACTAAGATAATATGAAAGAACTGGATGATTTGGTGAAAAAGGTCGGGAACGACAAAGTCTTGCATTTCTTGGGTGGAGCATGGATTTGTGCAGTTATCTCATTTGTTGTCATGTTCCAAAAGTGTAACACAAGTTCGTGGGACAAGATCTCAAGTATTTTAGTTGGGACCTTAGTAGTTGTAGTTTTGTCTGTGGTAAAAGAAATCTTCCTTGATGATAAAGCGGATTGGATGGATGTAGTTGCCTCTGTTGCCGGATGCATAACAATTTTTGCAGCGGTTGTACTTGGATTATGGTTTAATTCATTGTCATAGCCTAAAATTCATTCTGACGATATTCATCAGTTTGAAACATTTTATCATTTGTTTGTTTTTAGCTTGTTCCCTTCTCTGTAAAAGGAAGGTAAATGAGTAGATTTGTGCGTAAATTATGAGCAGCGCCCATGAGCGTGTTCCATTGCAGGGATACGCTTGTGGGCGTTTTTTTGTTTAATTTAAAATCATAGTAAAATGAAAAGATTCGTATTCATGTGTGTCGCACTGTTGATGTGTGTAGTGAGTGTTTTCGCAGAGACTTCCGCTAATGTGGAAACTTCTGGCCCGGATTTTTTGACCGGATTTGCCAGTTTCACCGGACTTGTGACCGTAGTGGTGCCTTCCGTAGTAGGCTTTATTGCCTCAAAGTTGCAGAACCCAATGAACAAGTGGGTTTCAATGTGGGTGACGGCTGCTGTCGGCGTAGTTGTTACCTTTTTCAGTTGGTGGATGAATCTCGGCTTTCCGCCTTCGGATGCGAGCATTTGGGTAGTGGTGATTGATGCGTTATTCGTAGCCCTGGCATCGACTGGAATTGTATCAGTGGCAACAAGCGAATGGCTGGCCAAGTTGTTCGGTAATAAGGCTAAGGAGTGATGCAGAACCTGATTACCATCATAGCCCCGCAGCTTCTTGTTGCCGGGGCTTACTCCTTTGTTGGTGAGATAAGAAGCGTTGTCTTTGAGCTTCGCTGGATGCTTGTCTTCATTGTAGCCATGATTATAGCAGATTTTGTCCTGGGTATCATTGACAGCGTGGTCAAGCGAGGAGAGGATTTCCGGTTTAGCAGGGCTGGCCGCCGGACGATGTGCAAGTTCATCGAATATAATTCGTATCTGGTGCTGGGATTCGGTTTTGGTGTTGCTATCCTCCAGCCTGTAGGTATTTGTTCCTATACGGTATCGTCAATGTGCGGACTGGGAATAGCTATTGTATTTGAATTTGACTCAATCATGGAACATGTGTGTGAAATTCATGGAATCAAGAATAAGGTTTCCATTAAGCGGCTGCTGGTCGGTTACATTAAGAAGAAGTATGCGGCAGCAGGAGAAATCATTGAAGAAGTAACTAAAGAAGAGAAGAAATGAATAAGATAGATGCTATTATAGTCCATTGCTCGGCCACGAAAGCCGGGCTGGACATCGGAAAAAAAGAGATTAATCAGATGCACGTATCCCGTGGCTTTCAGTGTATTGGGTACAACTACGTTATCCGGCTGGATGGTACGGTAGAAGTTGGTCGTTCGCTCACTATAGACGGCGCTCATTGCAATTCTAAGGGATTTAGCGGTGTGTCGTATAATAAGCACAGCATTGGTATCTGCTACATTGGTGGGCTGGATGCAAACGGTAAGGCTGCTGACACACGGACGCCGGAACAGAAGAAAGCGCTGGCAAAGCTGATTAAGGAACTCTGTAGCAAGTATGAAATTGTGGAAGTTTTGGGGCATCGTGACACATCGCCTGACCTGGACGGAGATGGAATCGTTGAACCTGAAGAATGGACAAAGATGTGTCCTTGCTTCGATGTGCGTGCGGAATATCCGTTCATTCCTGAAATTGTAGTCAAGCCATGAAATACTTACCATATCTTTTAATAACTGTACTGGCTTTCGGTTTAGGATGGTGCAGCCGTTCACCAACTAAGGGGAATATCTGTAATTCCGATACCATTACATCAGTCCATGTGGTCACAAAGGTCGATGTGGATACAATGTACATTCTGTCTCCGCAAGCTTACATCGCCTGGATTGATAACTCTGATACCATTTATGTGAGCGAAACCTGCTGGCACCTGCGTGAGTATAAAGAGTATCAGGATAGCAACTACTATGCAAAGGTTAGCGGCGTGGCTCCACGGCTGGATGAAATCAGAGTCTATCCAAAAACGGTGACACAGTACGTGTATAGAGATAGAATCGTGTCAAATACGAAAAAGAGATGGGGATTTGGTCTATCAGCCGGATATGGTATCGGGCGGAATGGTTTGTCCCCAGTATTAGCCGTAACGGTCAATTACAACTTGTGGGAATGGTAATATTAGTAGAAAAAAAGTTATCAATTTATTTGCAAATAGTAGAAAAATAGTTATCTTTGCACCATCCACATAGCAGAAATGCTATTTCGTTAAATAATAAATAGTTTTTTTATGAAGGTAAAAAAAGTAAAGTCCGTGAAGGATTTATTAGAAGCGAATGGGTGGAAATATTCAAGGACCAAAGGTGATCATGCTATATACCGGAAGGAAGGTGCTCCTCGCTCCATCCCAATTCCTGGTAAAGACAATGATGAAGTTGCCATTGGGACATTGATGAGCATCTTACGACAGGCTGGTTTAAAAGAGTCTGATTTCGATAAGATTTGACACCCGATTAGGACAGCAGGATGAAGATTAGCACATCCTGCTTGTCTAATAGGTGTATAAAGGCTTACTTACTTATTTGAAACTATATATAAGCTAAACTTCTACACAAATTGAATTATGAAAGCTTTGACTGTTATCATTGAGAAAACTGAAAACAATTATTCAGCTTATCTCGCAGAGGTCGATGGTATTGTCGCTACTGGGCACAATATTGATGAAATCAAAGCAAACATTGTTAATGCTATTAATGCATTACTTGAAGATTGCCAAGAATATGGAGATGAAATTCCTGAAGAGCTTAAGGGAGAGTATTCATTGACCTTTAAAATGGATGTAAAATCATTTCTTGAATTTTACACAGGGATTTTTACAAAATCTGGACTTGAACGTATAACAGGTATTAATCAAAAACAATTATGGCATTATGCTTCTGGTAGTCGTAATCCAAGACCAGAACAAGTTATTAAAATCGAAACAGCACTTCACAAATTAGGTGAAGAATTAATATCTATAAATTTATAGGTAGCTGTCCTAATCGCTTCTAAAATTTATATAATGCGGTGTTCCAACAGGTTGGTTCACCGCTTTTTTATATCTGAATAGTCAAAAAAATCGGACTAGTTGACAGTTTTAGAAAGATATACACGAATGGGATACTTTTATAATAGTCATATCTGTAATTATAGAGATTGTATATGAAATGAAGAAATTTTTAACTTTGCAGTGTAGAAGTTTGCTTTTATTAGCAAACGAAAGCCCCGACCAGATTAATATCTGGAAGGGGCTTTTCCA